CGGTCTATATCTCAGCTTAGCGTCAACTGCATCAGATGACGCTAAGCTGAGATATAGACCGACATAATGTTCGCTCGGTCTTGCATCGCATTTTTTGAACGCAAATGACAAACTGCCATCTGCATCCATCAAACCCGCAAGGTATTTTACTAGCGTTTCATTCACAATCTCTAATCCCTTTGTGTTGTGGGATGAGAACCATCTTCCGTCGGGTCAGTGTACACCTTCCCGTTATTCAGTTCCAGTTTTACTCAGCAAAGTTTACTGAATTTGAAAGGCAGTATCTGCCATTTTGACACCTCAATAATTGAGTGTTGAGATGCCGTTGCGTCCGGGTTAACCCTGTCCAGCACTTCAGCGGGTTGGCTTGTCTGTGACAAGTGCCGCCTATTGCTCCAGAGCGCCTACGAACAGCGGGTGAAGTTGACATTTAGCCAGCGCCGCAATGCGGGTTAACCGGCTTCCTGTCGTACAATCAAGCACTGCGTGCCTGTTGTTTCTGTTGAGCGGCAATAAGTTCGCGCTCGCGTTCCTGCAATTTTACGTCCTTGTTATAGGCTTGCCTATCAGTACGACGCAAATTGCTGATTTCTTTCAGTTCCTCATCGATTGTCTTGCCGGTCGCATCGGCATTATCAACGACAGTCGCAACCGGATTGACTTCCTTGGCAAGAGAAATGAGGAATTTATTCATATCGACATCATCGCCGATGATTGTTCCATCAGCCATACGACCGGACAACAGGCGATTGAATAGCGCATTTTCGTTCTGCATATCACCGCCACCAGGCGCGTAGGCAAACAGGGTTGAAATTGCATTGACGTTGCGTTGCAGCGCTGGCCCGAATTCTTCTTTCAGCGCGCGCATCGTTTCATCGCGGTTCTGATCGTCCAGCTGGTCAACGTGGGCTGCTCTGGCCTCTTCGTTCTTGAAGTACCAGGACATTGCCTTGTCCATTTGGGATTGCGTCAAACCTGCTTCATGCATGTCTGTCGCAAAGTCTCCGGCAAGTTCCTTGTCCCGATCACCCAGCTGCACACCGTCAGGGAGAGAGAGATTTTCGACGTATTCTTTTGCGTCTTCGGGGACGCCGATTGCCTTGTGAAATGCTTTGACTTCTTCTTCTGAAGCACCTTCGCCGGGAACCCTGAGAAGTCCGCCTTTATCAAATTTGGCCTCAAGCTCGCGATACATGCCATAGATTGCAGCCGGATCAGAAATCCGCTCAAGCCGTTTCATCTCGCGCTTGAATGCCTTTTCATCCCCAGCTGCGGCATGCTCGGCAATCTTCTTGCGCCACTCTTCATTCCAGAAAGATTTCGGCTCTTCTGTCTTTTCACCGCCTTCTGTGGGCTCTTCATCACCACCAGCCGCAATGGATTTCTTGTCAGCCTTTACAGACGCCTCAGTTGAGACTTCCGTTTCCGGTTGCGCTTCGGTATTGGCTTCAGGTTCTGCCGGAGCCTCCTGATCAACAGCCGGTTCTTCTGCGCTCGGGTTTGTGTCGGATTCAGTCATTTCTTAATTATCTCCGCTTTCAGTGTTTGAAGTTTTGCAAAGGCACGTGCGACAGACTGACGGCCTAAAACATAGTCTCTGACGTCACCTTGCCCCGGCCTGAATGGATCTTCCCTCAAGGCCCCGGCATTAAACATCAGCCAATTGATCATGCGTGCGCAGTCCTGCGGGCTCGGTGGATTCTCTCCATTTGCCGCATAATCGCTGATAGCCTGGACTGCCCGGATGTCCTCAACTTCATAACTAGGCGGATGCCATACTTCTTTTTTCCGAGACTTCGTTTCCGTCATTCGCCAGCCTCATTAACAGCCTTGGCGGCCTTGCCGCCTTGTTCAATGACCTGACCGGCCTGACCTGCGGTTTGCATCAATTCAGCCATTTGTGCTTGCTGCTGAAGCTGTTCACGGCGTTGTGTAACCGCCTCAATTGGATTGAACCAATCCGCCTTCCAGCCAATGGCGCGAAGAGCAGACCGCGTGCTTTCCGTAATGTTGACGTTTTCGACCTGCGCCTCATCGATCTTTGCAGCTGGCAGAAGGATACGGGACAGACCATCAACAAAGGTTGCCGCGTCTGCTTGCTCTGCCATTTCCGCAAGGGGAGATCTGAACGAGAATTTGGCATCGGCTCCAATCAACGTCTCCGGCATTTGATCGACCGGGAACGCGCCATGCGCCATCAGGATATTAAATGTCACTTCACACAGCGGCGAATTGTAATCCTTCTCAACAGGCTCAAAAAGTGGAGACGCAGACCGAATATGCTCCTCAATCCGCCTGCGGACTTCAAATGCCGTCATGTCCGTGCCAGCATCCGGCAGCTGGATTTTGTCAAGGAAGAACGCATGCCGGATATCTTCCCGGAGCGCCTGTGCGATTTCAAAGCCAATTGGGATAGTTCCAGAATTCTGGCTGATCGGCCGCAGGACTTCGCCAAGCCTTTCGTCGTATTCCATATCGGCAATCGTAATGCCACCAGCGTAGAGCGGAATATCACCACGGATTGCATCAGCAATCGCGATCATGGGCGGATCGACATACTTTTCGCCAGCCTCACGCAGCGTTCGGGTGACTACCTGCGTCGTCCTGCCATCCGGCAAGGAAATGTTGGTCGCCATCGAGCGTCCGTAGACCGAACCGGATACCGTCATCCAGCGCGGAATGACATAAGGAAAATACTGAAGCGGGACTTCTTCAAGAATGTTTTCAGATTCACACTCTACGTAAATAGACGTAAATGGATAATCCTTGTTTTCCTTCTTGTCGTACTTATAAACGCTGCTTGGAACGAGAATATGCCTGCAATCGAACTTCTTTTCCGGTTCTTTCTCGCAAGCTTTCTTAACTTCCTTTGATACCTCATTACCGAAAAGATGCTTTAATTGCCTTGCGGTTGGCTTCCAATTGCGATGAAGGCAATCAATGACGCCATCAGCGTTTTCACTCCACACACAATCACGCAAATGATAGTTCCTGTAGAGCAGCCCATTCAGATTTGAGTTTGGCGTGACCAGAATAACCGCATTGCCGAACGTAGCGTAATCATGATCTGCCTGCTTGGTTGCGCGGACAAAGCCTGTTGAGGCCTCATACATCGCCATCCATTGGATATCTCTCAGATATTCGAGGTACTTCCGTTCAATGCTGTTCTCGTCAAGAACCTTTTCGCCAACGTGGAGAGAAAACCACTTCTGGCTTTGCGGTCGAAGATTAGCAGATAGCAGGTTGCCGAGTTCGCGACGCGCCAGGACCGGATAAGATGCGTAGAGGTGATCTGAGTACTCTTCACCCTCGTTTCTTATATCCGTGAAATCTGCGCGTTCAGGATAGAAGTTAAGCGCAATCTCCTGCCACAAACTATCAACAGTTCTCCGCCTGCTGAACATGGAATCGCCAATGCTGAGCAGGTCACGAATGCGCGATTTCACGATAGAACCACCTTAGTTACCGAGTTTCTGCCCGGACGAACCGGTCATGCTTTGCAGGTTTTCCGTCAGAATTGATGCCCTGCGCCCACGACGCTTTGCAGCTGCCGCACGATATTTCGCAGATGCTCTTTCTGCGTTCGGGTCTTCCGTTGTCGGCATCCTGACAACTTTAGGATCAGGGATTTTCTGAGGCTTGACCTTCCCGCCAAATAGTCCGCTCATGTTACTTCCTTCCACGCTTGCTTTTTGAATAGCCCAGGATTGCCTTTGGCGCTGTACTGCGTCTTCTTTCCGATGATGCCATTGCAGGAAATACAGACATTAGAGCCCATACCATTGCATCCGCCCGATCTGGCGAACGAGGCCCCATATACCCGGCTGTTGTCATTGAACAAAGCTGGTCCTCCAATTCAGGGAACCTTCCGACCAGACATACCTTTTCTTGTTCAAATAATGCCGCCACGGGCTCTGCCCTAACAACTTTCCCGCGCGATGCCTTGACCTCACGAAATGGCATCGCAAGACCGTTTGCTGTTGTCGCCGTCCGAATAACTTCACGCACCATTGCGCCGCCAAAGTTCGTTTCGGCGACGACCAAATCAGCCTCATGACGGTCAAAGGCAGATGCAACAATGTTCTTCCATTTCTCAGGACCAAACCGCCCCGACAAGTCCTCTAGGATATAGCCCTTACCGTCCTCACCAAGACCAGCGACAATTATCCCAACTTCGTCTGATCGCTCGTCCTCATCACCAGAACAACCAGACGGGTCAACAGCAATGACAATTCGCTGCATCTGAGGTGGTTCCCGATCCAATAAACGCCCGTTATCGAGCGTCTCTTGCACCCAAAGAGCATTATCGGATTCATCAGAGAACGCACCAAGAAGGAATCTCTGCCTCTGGCGTTGCGGCAGATTTTCCAACTCTTGCAAATACGCCGCCTGCAGATTCTGCCTATTGTCGTTCGGGTTAACCAATAGCGAGGCGTAGTTATCAGCATTTGCAATTGGTTGGTTGCGTGCCGGATCCACATGCTCAATAAACATGCGATATGTCCAGTGCCTCTTTCCCGGTGGGTTGCAGTCGTAGAATGCCCTAAGCCGCAACGCCGTGTTTTGCGCAAGACGTGTAATCGCCATGTCTCTTGAATTTTGCGGGATCTGCGAACACTCGTTCATATAGATCGTGGCAAATTCCTGCCCCAGAATTTTTTCCGTCCTTTCCTTATCATCAAGGCCACCGAACCATATTTCAGACCCGTTCGGCAGACGGTAAATCCAAAGGCTCTTGTCGAGCTTAGAGTCCGCAACAGCCCCTGGGAAACACAATTGCATGACCTTAGGAAGCGTATCCAGAACAATCGAAGTCACGACATGATTAAAGCGAAAGCGCAGAATTGCATGCCGGCTCACACAACTTAAAGCGCGCTCAATGATTTCCCTTACGATCATGAAGGTTTTGCCAGAACGGGACCCGCCAAAAAGCATTACATGGACAGCCTGCCCACGCATCAAGACCTCTGCTTCTTTCTGCTTTTCTGTTAATTCACATTCGGAACCTAGCCGCCATTTAATAGCAGGCATGTTGGCAAGTTGAGACACCTTCTCCGCAGGTAACGAACGTACCAAACGCTCGACCGCTTGAAGATCCTCTATCGTTGCCGTCATACTGAGCGAATAACCTTTGCGAGATAGCCGTTTATATAGCCAGAACAGACCGTATCAGCCAACGTGGATTGCGCTATCATCGAAACGTCCGAGTTTTTTGGAATGATGACATACGGATCCATCGCATCATGCATGTAGCCATTGACCGCCTGGTCAAGGCTTAGTTCCATGCCGACTGGCCGCCAGACTCCGCCTGAATACGCCGGATTGCGTCGTCAAGCTTTGGATCGTTATTGGCCGCACCTCCAAAAGCCTCCTCAGTCATTGCGCCAATCCAATCTCTTGCTTGAGTTCATCAATGATCGCCCTGTCCGCACCATTCATGATGAACCATCCCTCATCCCACGCCGGAGCCCACACGTTCTGCGGAACACTGACAGTCATTATTGTCTCAATCTCAAGCGCCAAGGCACAGGCGACACGATGAGACCCGTTAAGCAATTCCCCAGTCGGGTCTATTGGAACCGCGCAACGTGGATCAAATCCATTCTTGTTCATGGAATGAAAAAGGGCCTTCGCGGCCCCTAGATAATCATCCGTGTTCTGTTTCCAAAAGTCTGTCGGCAATCCGGCTTCCATGCGCTTTCCACTGCGCTTCAGGATATGCCAGATATAAAGTTCTTCCGCTTCCTTATCACCACCAGACAGGAGCGCTTTGAACAGCCTCAACTTGACCGCCAAGTCCAGTCTGCGCGGGCTGACGAGGCTCCAGGTATTTCGGGCGCATGGCAGGAGCGTTGGCATGTCCAAGTTCTTCTTCCCGCTCCTTCGAAAAGTCGATAAGTTCTTTGCGTGCAATATCGATATTCCCTGTCGTGCTGATGACCTTGACCGGTACGCCCCTGTCATCAAGAACATTCCTCGCGAATTCGATTGCCGGCTGCATCAATGGACCCATGAAAGACCTGTTTTCATGAGCTGTCTCTTTGACCTTTTCCCGTGCAACATTCCGTTCAACAAGCGCATCCGCATCAGTCTCAAGGAATACGACGCCAAGAGATACCGGCATAAGGCGGAAAAAATGATACAACTCCTCAACCGGCTTCCCCATATCGACAAGTCGCCAGCCAAAGCCAAGCCCCCTTTGAACAAACCCTGTTTGAATATATGGCTTGCCACTCTCCATCGCAGAGACGGAGGCCATCTTGCGCATTGATCGGCGGTTCATCCTGACCGCCGCCACAAATGATTTATGTTCTCGGACCAATCCAAGAAGCCTGCTTACCTCGTTGCAGAAGTCATGCCACTCAATCGGCGGCTTGATTTCGCGCGGCTCGACGTCATGCGGACCCCAGAGCGGATCGCAAAGCGTTGATTTACCGACGCCCGGAGGCCCGGCTACATCACACCAACGCATTACCGACGCTCCAAAACGATCACCCTGTAGTCAGGCTCGCCACACTCGATATTCTCGACAAGCTCCCAATCTTCATTAAGCGCTGCGTGGATGTCTTCCATTGGATATGCGTATGGATGATTGGCAATGCGCGCCGTGAAGACGATCTTGCTCTTGGTAACGCGCTGCAATTCCTTCAGGGCTTGTGTGCGCTGCTCGGGAGTGAGCCATCTGGTAAGACGGCACATGATTGACATGTCGAAGATTCCGTCATCGAAATCAAGACAGGTCGCATCGCCAGTGCTTAGATTGATAACGTTTGGTTTTGACTTTGTTACTTTGGCGGCTGCCTCTTTCAGCATGTCCACGCTTTTATCAACACCGCGCCAATCGTGGTCATTGCGCTCATAAGCAGGAATGAAGCGGCCGGTCCCTACCGGGACGTCAAGAATCTTCGAGCCAATCTCAAGGATGTCAATAAACCCTTCGATAATGCGTTGTTCTGCTGCCCATTTAGGTGCTGCCTTACGCTTTGCATCATAGCCGGTAGCAACATCACCAACGTATTTCCGCGCCCCGTATTGTTTCTCTTGTGTCGGATTAGAGCCTGTGTAGCTCATGAGTGATTTGTTCATGTCGGGTCTCTCAATGGTACGCAGATTTTATCCAAGGAAACTTAGCTGCCACTTCGGGTTGATCCACCATCCGGTTGCCCGGGAAGGTGATCAGGCAAGCGTTATCGGGTAATTCGCTTATCTTGTCACTATTGTAGTCGCCAATTCGTCCGGCGCCATAAACGCCATCTCGGTGATCGACAAAAGGCAGATCCCAAGGAAGCATTTCGGAAATCCACGCCTGTTCGGCACCACCAAAGCGCCAGTTAACCCACTTCGGCGTTTCGACTGGATCAAATTCCTCGTAAAGTTCCGGGTGCACCCCTGTACTGAATAATTGAAAGCTCGATTGATAAAAGGCTCTACCACGCTGAGGAAATCCCGGGTTATGAAACCAGACCGAAGGCTCAGTCCTGTTTGCTATGTGATCCATGTTACCGACTATGACCATATCAAGGTCCAGGTTCATAACCCTATCACCGCCGATGATGTCGGCATAGTCAGGCCGATGTTGCATCAAGCGGATGAAAACTGTTCCGGGTACGTGCTTTGACCAATCGAGTTTGACAGTTTCCACGCCATCAACGTCATCATCCGTGACGCAAACAAACCTGTGTGGTACTGTCAGGTTGCGTTCAACCATGTTCCGCAAAATGCGTATATGATCGTGATTGAACGTGTAGTTCCTTTTCCGGCTTTTGTCCTTCCAGAAATAGGTTGTTACTATGAGCATCAAGAAGATCCATATTCTCGGTATGTCGGGTCATGCTGGTCAAAAGCACCGAGAGGCAATCGAACAGCTGCAGGGATTATATAGCCTTTCCTCTTATGAAGAGGCGGACATTATTGATATTTGCACGCCTAATTATAAGCATTTGCCTGATGCTCATCATGCATTAACGACAGGAAACGACTGCATAATCGAGAAACCAATATGCAATTTTACCCCTGATCTTTTACATCTTTGCGATGTCGAGGACCATGAGAATGCAAGGGCTTATCCAGTCCTTCAATATCGCAACACAGATATTCTCAGCTATCATTGCATCTGGCAGCGCTCACCAGATTACTACGCTGGTTGGCGAGGCAAGTACCGAACTGCGCTCGGTGGCGTTATCCTTTCCCACGGTATTCATTTGATCGATCACGCCATTTGCCAATATGGCCGCGTTGCTTGTGTTGAATGCGAAACCTGGTCAGATCCCAGATACGCTTGCGAAGTGGAAACCAAGGCCGAAATACAGCTGGTGTTTTCTGGCGGACGCTCACGAAGCATTCACTTGGAAATCTCCCCAGACAAACCTACTTTCGCTCCTGCTAATCCGGGCTATCTCGATTTCTTCCGCAACCTCGACAAGGCCCCGCGCCTCTCCGAAATCTATCACCTTCAGGAAGTGCTAGATGCCTGCTATGCTGCTTCCCGTTCTTCAAGCATCATTACGCTATCTTCAGCGGCCTTGACCGCGTGACCGAGCTTGCCTGAGAAGATACGCAACACTTTGTCATCGATCCGTTGCACGATGGTAGGCCTTTCGTCCGTTTCATCCTTGCGCGGCAGCACAACCCTCACCGTATACATCGGGCGAACAAGCTGCGCCTGACTGACGAAGGGAAGGTACTCAGATAGAGCATCTTTCATCTTCTCAAAATTGGACCCGTCTGGGCGATATTTCGGCGCTTCATATCCTGTGACGCGCTTATGTATGGCGTGCTCAACATGCCCCATCAGGTGGAGCCCGCTACCAATCGGGTCAATGCAGCCATATGGCCCATCCATGACAACGCAACCAACGTTGGCGTATTGCTCCGGAAGCTTGACGATCGGCTTTTCTATGACCTCGTATTGCAGTTCAATCGGGCTATAGCCAAGACCCTTCATGATTTCATTCGTCCCGGCATATCCGGCGACGATGATCTTGTCATAAACTTCGGCCAATAGATGATAATCCCGACGCGCCTCAAATGGCGGACTGGTTTTGATCTGAACTCCACATTCACTAAGATTGTTGCGAACGATTCTTAATAGTGCAGGATAGTCTATTCGTCCCTCACTGACGAGATAAGCGGACTCAAGGCTATCATCATTGAACAGATAAGGCGCGGCAACTTCAATAACGCCGTCGCCTAGTTCATTCCTGTCCATGAACGCTTCATAGGCTTCACGTCCTGTCTTGGATCCTTTTGCGATTGCATAGAAATGCGCGTCATCATATGAGACCGCATCACCGTATTCACGCAGAAAGCTCGCCATGCTGTTTCGGCATTCCTGCACGGTCTTGTCTGAGCGCGGGTAATGGTATCCCTTGTGCAGCCGGTATTGATTGACCTTGGTTGCTCCAAGCATGATATCTGCGGCATTGTCATAGATTGTCACGTCATGACCGGAACGCGCTGCATAAACAGCGGCAGTGCAGCCGAATAATCCACCACCGATAATGGCAACGCGCATCAGAATTGCTCCTCGGGCGGCTCGAACAAGCGGGACTCAGGCGGTGCGACAACCTCAATACCAAACTGTGTCGCCTGCCAGATGAAATACTGAATACCAGGGCGCTGATATAGATACTCGCTCTTGCTGGCTTGCATAACGCCCCATATCCCGATGCGTGGGATGTTCAGGCGCTGACAATCAACAATTGCCTTGGCGAGCATAAAGGCAATGGAAGATGTGAACATGAACGGACAAAACCGCTCTTTCATCTCCGCTTCCGGATATTCTCTTGCTTCCTTGAACCACGCAATGTTCTGGCGTTGCAACTCTGCTTGCTCATGAAGATGCTGTATTTGTACGTATTCTTCCTGATTATTGGCCGCATCCAACGGAGGAGCCATCGGAACACGCATCCACACGCGATGCCCGAAATGCTCAATGGATCTCAGATAGTGGTAAGACCGCGTTTGATCCTGGATCGGGACATGAACCTCGAACCATTCGTCAACGCGCGGGAGACTGCGCTGTTCGATGTTATGCGGCGAGCAGGCATAGATCAGCCACTTCGGATCATTGAACGGGGCTTGATCAACCGTTGCTGGGTGCGAGCCAAGCACCGCGATTCCATCGAATTTGGGCTTGGTTTCCTTAGCGTTCGAAACGTCTTCGGCGAATTCCGCTAGATCAAACGCCTTATCCGGCGATGTCTCAGCGATCTTATCCGCTGCTTTCTGTGCTTTTTTTGTCATGTCGGGCCTTTGTTGGATTAATTGTAATTAAGAGCGGCCATGATTCGGGTGATAGCCGTACTCAATTTCTGCATTTTTTCGTGCTGTTATTGCATCCTCGATATCAATAAATAGGCGTTATTATCTTTGACACACCACGCCTTATGGGTGTGTGATGCTCCCGTTTACAATCGGGAGGATAAGTTATGAAGCCATTTCAGAGCAAAAGCGTGTTTCATCTGCTTACAATAAAGACGCAGCTTACTTGCTAGAACAGATCCAAGCGACAAACGGAGAGGTATTACCTCCCCGTTTGTAAGAGGTACACCCGGCGCATCTTTCATGGCTTCACTCCATTAAAAAACCCGGCTCAATGGCCGGGGCGATATTCTGATTAATCATTTTTGGGCGGCGGTCGCATAAACCATAGGATCGCAGCGCCAACGATGAGAATAGAGCCAATTATTCGGCCTTCACCCGGACTAATATCAACGGGGTCAAAAAATATCCCGCTAAATCCTGGCCAAAACCAAGAGCCCAAGTCACAGATTCCCAAGCTATATAACAACCTTCCCACTCATCGACCGCCCTGTCGAGGGCGGCTTGTACTGGGCCATCCTCGACAATCTCTAACACTAATTCAAACCTAACTCTTTCGCCCTTTTTCGCGCCCATTCAATAGCTTCGGCGCTAGGCTCTTCTTTAATCCGCGAGGTCAGAAAAGCATGAAAGGGAAGATCCTCACCTTCACGGGCAATCTCCCAACCATAATCATGGCTTTCTTCACTAATCTCGTTTGCCGTTTTGCCGTTAACGTAATCAATCCACCAATTGACCTGCTTCAATTCTTCGGTCGAGAAAAGGAGAATGTCTGGTGGCTGATTAGCTTTAAATATCCATACCTGCGGGCCGCGCTCGCCATATGTCTTATGACGTAATTGGGAAATTAAACCTGTTTGCTCAAGCTCATTCCTAATAGGCATTATCTGATGCGGGACAGGGCCAAATTTTTCGCGGATGTAGCGAGCACCTGTAATTGATTTTCCGGTAAGCGAAAATGAGCGTGCGTCAGCGAACCACAAAACCTTATTAAGCTTCGTAGCGCCAAAACCATCGGCAGCGCCGGCTTTCCATATGATGTAATGGACCAGCGCCTTGAACTTTTCGCGATTGAATTTCTCGCTCATTTTCCTCCTCCTGCGCGGCAACAGAAACCCCGCGCTGGAGTTCTTTCGTCTCAATCATGCATGTTCGCTGCTGTTAACGTCAAAGTTTGCGCCCCTGTAAAGGCGCGACCCCTGGAAACCCGACAGATCCAGGGGCCGCTAATCTGCGCAGATGTTTTGTTTAAAGTCGGGTTAACTCAAACTGGCTTAGAGGCCAGTATCACGCGGAGCCGAGACGTTGATCCAGTCAACATCCACATACTGCGCACCACCTGTGTCACCCCATACAAGGACAGTCGGGGTTAGCGCGGTTGACATGGCGATGGGACTTGCAATCGAGCCGGCCGCAACGCCGTTGACATAGAAGGTCGCAGTGCCGCCCGTATCAGAAATGCCGTGATGCACTTCGACTTCCAGCGTGTCATAGATGCCCATGGTAACGCCGGTGTCGAGAACGACTGGCGTCCGATCCGTATTACCGTTCACTGCATAGCCGACCCAGCCGGTATCACCACCGCCCTTGGAAGCAAAGCCAATACCAACAGCATTGGTAGCCGGAGAGACAATCGCGCCGCCCGTATCGATGACCGGGATTTCCGTAGCGTCCAGCGTATCGGTAAAACCCATCCAGACGTTGATTGAGTTGTTGCCGGTGTCATTGGTCCAGTGCGCTTTCAGGCGAGCGCCCATGCGAAGACCGTTCTTGGTATCGGTCGGAATAGAACCCTGATTGCCCTTCCATGCGAGGTTCTGGGTGATACCCATGCGGGCATCGGCCTTGGGCGTATCGCCGAGGCTAATGCGCAGAATGCCGCTAGTGCCAGGAGCCACGACAACGTTGGAACCGGTATCAGTGCCGGTGTCGCCATCGACAACCCGCCAATTCGGATCGGTGTTGCCACGAATGGCGCGGCCAGTATCACCGATGAAATCGTCAAAGACAGCCACGGTGTCAGGAGAAGAGTGAACGATGACAGGCTTACCTTCGCCACCAGAGACAAAGCCCTTGTAGGCGATAACCTGATCATCCTTTGACAGGCCTAGCACCCTGCGGTGTAGACCCTTGAGGATTGAGATAGACATGTGATTTCCTTACTGATTGCTTATTGCTTCGGATGTCAGGTTATGCCGGGTTACTAATCAAAAGTTGCGGTGGTTTATATAACCCCGTGATTTTAAGCATTTCTGCTACTTATGATTGTTTTTATGCAGATATGATGGTCAAATCGGCACCATTAAGCCCCTTGGTGCCATCTGCCCACTGGATTTCCCTCAAGTCGCCATCTTCACCACGCGTGTCGAACAGCTCACCAGTAACCTGATCGGCATTGATAAGCTGCCCATCCTTGCCGCGAACAAACCCACTGCCATCGATGTAGAACTTGTGGTCGACCTTTTGAGCCTGCGCCTTCCTTGGACGTCCAGGCTTTCTCTTGACAGGTGTTGGAGCGCTGGGCTCGGTCGCGGTGTCCTCGTATCCGTAGGCTGTTTGCAGGGCCATAGCCATGAGGTTTAGCCAAGCTTCTTGCTGGCTTGCTGAGAACTTGTCGCCCTCGTTCGGGAGCTTGGAAACCAGTGCATTGATGAGGGGATCGCGCTTCTTACGGCTCATGACTTCTTCTTTTTCTTCTTACCGGCTTCCGACATTGCGATAGCGATGGCCTGCTTCTGAGGTCTGCCGGATTTCATCAGCTCGGAAATGTTCTGAGCGATTGTCTTGCGGCTCTTGCCTTTCTTGAGAGGCATTAATCACTGCCTTGTATAGAGGTGAAGGTGGACTTCCTTCCCGGTATCAGTCGCCAGCCCTTGGACGCTGACCTTGACTTTCTCACCTGCCAGAGCAAACGGCAAGTAGGACGTCGCGGTAATTGCCCCACCAGTGTCCATCATTGGGGCCTGGATATGTCGCATCCAGGACGTCCCATTTGGCACCAAGTGGAAGACGCTCAGAACAGGCCCACCCTCGCCGGTATCAAGCTGCATGGTGACGACAGCGCCCGTATCGGCGCGAACGCCAGTATCGGCAGCATAGTAGGAAATCTGCTCAAGCTGACCATTCAGTGTCCCGCTGACGGTGGAAGCGTTTGCCCCTGTGTCCGTTGTCAAAACGAGATGATGCCTTGTGACTGTCATTCTTCTGTCCCTTCATCATCTATCTTGGCGTCGCCTAGCACGGAAAGAATTGCCCTTGCGAGCTGGCGCGGGTCTGTGTCTGCGTTGCTGTCGATCTTACCATCGTGCTTGATATCAAGCTTTTCGCCATATTTTTTCGGGAGCAGTTTGGAAGCAACCCACTTCCTTGAATCAACACGAAGCTTTGAGCGCTGGATAGCTTCACCGTTAACGGACCATCCAATATTTTCGCCGTCCGCGTTCTTGCGCTCCATCCAATCATTCGAACCATCGTCTGAGATATCCATAATCTCGTCGGCCAGAACTTCGGCTTGAGCCTCACGTGATTGCGCGTATTGGTCGCGGAATTCCTCGTGTTTTGCAATCCAACGAAAGACAGTTGCCCTGTTTGGCATGTCCTCATCGGAGCATATAGACCGCAAGCTTTCTCCATCGCAGATACGCTCACAAATGTCATCGCCGAGTTCTGGCGTGAAATCTGTTGGTCTACCTACTTTAGCCATTGAATGCACCTTACTTTCGGGCGGCCTTGGCTTCAGCGTCAGCGAGCTTTTCCATGCGTTCCAGCTTTTCCTGGGTCTTTTTGCTCATTGTCTTTGCCATTGTATGTATCCTTGAATGAAGAAACCCACCAGACTGGTTAAGACTGACGGGCTTAAGAGGACTAGTGCGTACCAATGGCAGTGGCACTAGCCATGTTTTGTTTCGGCGCTGCGGGGCGCTCATCTCCGCTGTCTGCATTCCTCAGGCGTCAAATCCTGATATTCTAGCACCGAACTGTTTTGCCCTATTGGGCTTTTAATGCTTCAGGGATCACCAGAACAGGACAGCCGGTCCATTATCTGAAAGAGCCCTTCGCACCCTGTCAACGCACACTTCATAGATAACCGACTGCTGACTATGCCGTATGTGCCTCACGCCTGGGTCAGGCTTAGAAGGAGGAATCCAACCATGACGCAGCCTTTAAACATACGCTTCGCAGCCACTGACGCAGAGGTGATAGTTGTCGATGGCACCGCGCTCTTGGTCTTTGACACTGACAAGGACGGCCGGGTTGGCGTGGAAATGCCTCGGTCCGTTTGCGAGCATCTAAGCGAGCAATTGCAGTCATCTCTAATTTCCTCAATCGATCCTTCTGATCACAAGTAAAGATCGTAGTCATGTTTGACCTCACTAATCCGATTTACTCTGACGCTGATAAAGCTCGCGAACATCTCGAAGCCATCCATTGGCCCGATGGTCCGATTTGCCCGCATTGCGGTAACTGTGACCAGAAGCGCATCACCAAGCTTCAAGGAAAGTCCACCCGACCCGGCGTGTTTAAGTGCAAGGAGTGCCGTAAGCCCTTTTCCGTGACTGTCGGCACCGTCTTTGAGCGCTCCAAAATCCCGCTCAACAAGTGGGTACTGGCAACGCATTTGATGGCAGCTTCCAAGAAAGGAATTTCAGCCCACCAGCTACACCGCATGCTTGGCGTTACCTACAAAACCGCTTGGTTTATGGCCCATCGCATCCGTGAGGCAATGGCACCATCTACGTTACTAGCTGCCCGCCAAAACGCTGAGTACCCATCAGTTAACCTTTGGCGGGCAGCTAGCCCCGCGGCACGGACCTGTTTTTGACCCGCTCAGACCGGATAACTAAAACAGCCTCTCCGTCGAGTAGCAGGGACGCACTGAAAAAAACGTCAAGCAGCTATCCAGATGATGTATGAATACGGATCAGATGGGGTTTTAGGCGAAGGAGCATCAGTTGAGCCACTTCCTTTAAGTCTATGGCCGCATCCATTTCGGGATCGCCCTGTCCTAATCCATCGCTAATCTGAAATAGTCGAAGCTGCTCCGCGAGCGCCTCTATCATCTCCGGCGTGACCTCGATTTCCTCAAGGGAATCAGACTTATCGCAATCTTGGTACGTCACGTATATAATTCCCCCCCCCCTTAATCGGGCTCCAAGTGCTTACCTAATTTGCGGTCACCGGATTGCCGTCGCACCGAACTGTTGTGCCCATTGGGCGAATGGCTACGGGGGCTTGCCTAAACCGTCGCAGATAGGAGACGCGCCCCCGTGGCGCTCTTTCTCCACTTGTTCCCCTTGAAGCGAATTCACGCATTGGGGTGATAGCGCCATTACAGCACCCGGATTGCTTTAGCCAAACCCTCGCCCTTGGTTACCTGCCGGGCCAACCCTCCATGTAGGAGGGAAGCTGCACTTAGAGCCGGGCTAAACTGTGTTTGCCTTTCGGCGAATTAATCAGGCAGGTGACTTCGCGTCTGCCGTGATCTGAACTGTCTGTCACCAACACTCAGATATTCCGACAGGGCCTATGCCTGAACTCGTTGCCATCTCTGGCTAAACTGTATTTTGCAGAGCTGCCCCGGCTCCGGGGGTGCTGATACACGCAGACGGTTAGATCCAGTGTAACGCGATGTCGGCTCTAACCAGCCGCAGCTCTGCAAAATACAATCTCAACCGCACTTCGTGCGACCTTACTTATTTCACAAAATCACATTTATCCCCTTGCGTCAACTTCACCCCGTGGGATTTGAAAATAATCAACAAGTAGGTCTAACCCTGTCGTTAGTTTATTGATTTGATGACAGGGCCACGCGCCGCAATCAACGTCGTCTTTCACTACGTTATGAACGATTGTAGCCACGTCCCTTCCCATTGAATTTACCGCAATAAATGAATCTTGCATCTGGTTTATGATGCGACCGACAAAATCACTATCGAAATCCGCATCACTCTTTCCCCGAAGTTCGGCCATTAATTCGACTGATCTTGGGAATGGGCTCGGAATGCCCTTAATCCTGGCAAAGGAAACGCAAACCCGCTGGTATTGCTGCCCAGCTTCGAGATGGGATTTCTTTATCTGTCCGCGTTCATAAGCTCGGCCTATCGCGCTTTCCCAATTCGCGCTCTCTACGTTGTTTGAATTTGCCCCCATTCGCCTTCTGTTGCGATGGGCTATCGCTTTTATCTCTGATACCTTCTCACGCTGTAATTGGCCGTTTGGCTCTCGTTTTCCTGCCTTACGTGCTCTTTGACGCGATCTAGCCATTGCCGCCCCTGCGTTATTTTTTTGTATCAGATGACTTCTTGCGCAATGATACATATCATCGATGCGTTTTCAACTGTTCGTCTATGATTTTTGTGCCTTTATACAAGGCTCTGATGAACAGGAAAGCGACGATCCCAAGAGTGATAGATGCAAGCCACATAGTTCAATCCTCGTCTCCGCAAATTTCATGGACTGCCGTTTGCTTCTGGCACGTAAGGCCAACTTAGTTGCGATGAGCCTAAGCATTGTCAAACGCCAGGTTCAATGCGGATTCAATGCGATCCTTGACCCGTTTCAAATCAGCCAAGGCTTCTTCCGTCTGCTTTTTGACGTGCTCAAATTCGGCAATGTCGCTCTCGACAAGTGCCAGCTTTGATTGCAGATTGTCAATAAACAGTTGCTCTTGTGTCGGTTCCGGCTCGCGTTGTGGCAAATCTCCACTTTCAACCAGCTTTATTGCATTGAAGTCAATCGGCTCAAAACCGTCATCCTCGACTTCATCCATGTTCTTCAGGTCTTCTGCTGTTAGGTGTGTCATATTAAATGCTCCTCAAAAATAATGACCATTGCTTCTGACTTCGGCGTGCTGCCGTTCAAACTTCCATGCGTTGCGCTGTGCCGCTGCGATATTATCCGCTCCAAAACTCTCTGACCGCAGCCTAATGTTAGCCTGGATTAAATTGTGTTTGTATTCCTTGTTATGATGGTATTTCAAAGCGTTAAGGTGCCTCTTGCATTCCATCTTTAGCTTTTTTCGTTCATCGCTCATATCGACAACAGCCGCCTTTAGTGGGCCATCCGGCGCGACTGGCTCAATAAGCTCTTCGCCACGCAATCCCCTTTGCCATCTTGAAGCAACTGTCCGAGGATTTAGACCGTACTTGTCTGCAAGCATCGTGTACGTGCATTGCTTGCCATTATACTCGATTAGACCTTCATGACGAACTATATCCCTGCCGTGCTTGTTTCTGCTGATTCGCCACAAAATTACCTCAGTGGAAATTTTGAAATAAACACTAGCTGACCGGACCGTGTACATTTTTCCAGAAACACAGAATTCAGTTTCAAGTGGTTCAAATGCATTGATGTAAGCCATTCTAGCTTGCTCCTCAGCTTTCCCTCTCGATCTCGAAGTCTTTCAGCCCGAACGCACGGGCCTTGCGCATACCGTCCCCGCGACTAGTGACACGCCACCAACGGCCGGTCTTGCAGAAGCTTAGGATGAAGTAGGTCATCGTCTGTCCTTCCAATCGCGTCCTGTTTGCGGGACGGCTTTTCTCTGCCGTCCCACACATAAAATTCAGTCTGCCACGCGGCGCGCCTGCTCGGCAAACGGGTCAAACTCGCGCGACACGCGAAATTCGTAGACGCCTGGATCGAGATCATAGCCGCCGTGGGCATTTCCAGCATCCTGGATAAACGATGCTGGATCTTCCAGAATGCCATAGAAGATCTGCATACCTGCAGGAACGTCATTCATCCGCTCCATCACGTCTCCGCCTGTAAGGAGGTGGTGGTGACCACTTTCCGAATGGGAAACGATAAAACCTTTTTCCACGCGTTCAGCAGCACGGGTTTTGATATTTTCGGGCAGTGCATCGATTTTGATAATGCGGACTTCGCCCTGCTGACCAATAAGCTGTTTCATTTCATATCCTCTCAGGTTCTGACCGGCGGATGGGTATATTCGCTCTGCGGGTCGCCAATCCGCCAAGCTTGAGCCGCTATAGCGGTCTCGATAGGTAGGTTGTCGATATCTGATACACGCGGAATTCCTTCCACAATGGTACCATTGCGCGGGCACTTAGCCTGAAGAAACCGACCTGGTTCTCGTAGCCCAGGAAGAGTTAGTTCAATCAGCGCGCCCATATCGCTATCCGGATCACCGTCTATCACCTTACGCTTCAAAACCTTCACCATGCGATTCCATCCAATCATGGCGGCACCCGCAGCGCGCTGTTCGACGTTCTCGCACTTCAGTATCTCTGCCGGATCGATAGTTTCGCGGTTCTCGACCCATTCCTTAGGCAGACGGACGCCGTGCCAAGCGTGGATTTCAAAGCCGTCAGGATACCGGATTGCGGGTCCAGTTTCAGAGTGAATACGGCCGTTCTCCAGTTTGCAGATTTTATGTCTCTCAGAGACAAAGCAGACGTTTCGGTAAGGTAGACACCATCCAGCAGATTTTGACAGTTCCCACAAACCAGTAAGCACCGCAGTCTCGTTCACCAAATCGCATTGGTCCGCAAAAAATGCGTAGAATGCTAGCCAATGGGCATCATGTTGACCATAGACGATGTCCCAGACGCTGTCCCTGACGCTGGCCCTGACGCTGGCCATGACGCTGGCCCTGGTGCTGGCCCTGACGCTGTCCCCGGCACTGGCCCAGACGCTGTCCCCGACGCTGTCCCTGACGCTGTCCCAGACGCTGGCCCCGACGCTGGCCCCGGCGCTGTCCCAGACGCTGTCCCTGACGCTGTTCCTGACGCTGTCCCCGACGCTGTCCCCGACGCTGGCCCAGACGCTGTCCCCGACGCTGGCCCAGACGCTGGCCCAGACGCTGGCCCAGACGCTGTCCCTGACGCTGTCCCAGACGCTGTCCCTGACGCTGTTCCTGACGCTGGCCCCGGCGCTGGCCCAGACGCTGGCCCCATTTCTTACCAAATGAAAAGCAAGCGTGTTACCTAATGGGCTTTGCGTCCAAACAATGCGCGGCGCCCTCAAGCCAGCATTTTGATACATCCAATTAATCGCAGATTCAGCGCGCGGTCGGTCCGCAGGCTCAGTGGAAAGTCCTATTTTAGTCCATTTCTCCACGTACTCTGGAAACTTGGCTTCCTGCTCATAAGTGAGTTTTTCAATCTTCTTCACAACACGTCCTTCCTATCGCGTCTACAAATTCTAAATGCCGATGGGGCCGCCCGGTGTTTCGGGTCTCGTGTTAACCGTCGCCGAAGCCGTCGCCGTTGCCGAAGCCAAAGCCGTCGACGGAGCCGTAGCCGTCGCCGTAGCCGTCGCCGTTGCCGTCGCCGTTGCCAGAGCCAAAGCCGGAGCCGGAGCCGGAGCCGTCGCCGGAGCCGTAGCCGTCGCCGTAGCCGTCGCCGTTGCCAGAGCCGGAGCCGGAGCCGTCGCCGTTGCCGGAGCCGTCGCCGTCGCCGTAGCCGAAGCCGAAGCCGGAGCCGGAGCTAGAGCTAGAGCCGGAGCCGGAGCCGGAGCCGTATTCATAATCCTCGAAATATTTTTCTTTGCTCATTATGAGACCTCCGCATTCTCAATTGAGTCGATAGCACTACCGCTCGCAGGAATGATTTCCAACGCATCTGTAATTGTCATTTCAGCAACGGACGAACAGACCTTCGATTTTTCGGCGACAATGCCGTGCACAGCAACGTCCGAAAGGCTAATTCCGGAGGCTACAAACCATTTCCACAAACGCCGTGCGTTTTTCAACTCGACACAACGACCATCTTGGCTGACCAATTCGCCGAAATGAACGCCGCTCGCATAGGTACGGATGATGCACTTCTTTCCGATGTGCGGAGATTTGTAGGAGCAATCACCAGCACCACCAAGCGCGCCAGCGATTTCAGCAATTTTCTTCAACTCTCCAACTGTCAAATCATCAATATTCATTTCTGCATCCTTTCATGTTTGCACGTTAACATTATCACGTTCTTTGAAACGTGCAAGAGCTAATGACAGGCCGCTATCGATTTTGCTTCCCGCACGATCTCATCAGGATAAACGGTCTCACGATGATCCGGCGGGTACTCGTCGCCAATCGGTCCTAGCCTCTCCCATAGCCGGCCGTTCATCTCGCCACCTGCCTTGCGCTCGAAATACGCTGTGCATCGTCGCACTGCCAGGAGCCGAGACATCTGCTTGCCGTTCTTGAGCGTGATCTGTTCTTCTGGTGGATTATCTTGCTTGGACTGGAATTGCTCCCATCCAGCCTGGTTGAGCCATGTGACCGCCTGCTGAGTGTATTGCGCGTCCTGACCGTTGCGAGCCGCGGCATATGCCTTTGCGCCTTGAATGATCGTATCGACAGGCACACCGCCTCTTGTGAGGCCCTTCCATTTTTTGAAAGCCGGCAGCTTCGGATTGTTGCCTGTTCGCTTTGGATAGGCTTTCCAGAATGCTTCGAAATCAGGTGTGTATTTCGTTCCGGTTTGTTTATTTGGCTTTGGAGAATCATCGAGCGGAAGCTCGCCACTTTCGGGCGGCGCTTTTGCGTCGTCCAATATATATTCTTCTCTTATTCCCTTCTTATATTCTTTAGATGTTGTTGGAAGCCTGTTGGAAGCCTGTTGGAAGCCTGTTGAATGGCTGTTATCTTGCCTGTTATCTTCCTGAAATTCATCCCACTTAGCTATTGATACTATTGAGAATTTTGAGTGTGTCGTGACTGTTATCTCGCCTGTTGATTTTAGCTTTGAAAAGACTGTGCGCACCTGTTGCACTGACAAACCGCATTCTTTTGCGAGCGCAGGATAGCCGGTGACGCGCGATCCAGGCATAACCTCGCGCCCTTCAAATCTGCTTTTTTCGTAGTTGACGGTCAGCAGTAGATGGAGCCACACGCGAACGCAATTTGCGTCGTGATACCATTCCCAATTTCTCATCTTTCGATGAATCTTAAGCCAGCCTACTGGATGCATTTCGGGCGTGCCTTTGCATTGGCGCAACCCATAGCGGACTCTTATTAGGGGAGCGCAGGTTTGAAGCAGGTTGAGTTGGCGGTGCCTCAATGGCTAACCTGCAATGCCTAACCCGATTGAGATAGCTAGTCTCCGGGCGGCACCGCCAATTGCAATGTCACAAAAGCAGATGCGAACGTCAACAATTTATTTCAAAAAACATGTTGCAATGCTCAACAAGACGTGCAACAAAGGTTTTGCCAATCGTGGTGAATGAAACGGTTACTTCATTGGGAATGAAACCACACCGTTTCAGCTTGTTCCCGAATGGTTGACAACAGCAGAGGTGGCGTAGAAGTCGGTTACTTCTCCTGCTAAGAGTGAGGTCACGGGTTCGAGTCCCGTCATCAGCGCAAGCTGATGTAGCTCAGCTGGTTAGAGCGCATACGTTATCCGGTTTCGCCTGTTCCCCTCTGCTGTTCTCTCCATTCGGCGCATAGGAGATTTAAAATGCGCCTAAATGTTACTTCCAACTATGACCTCCAATATACCCATGAAGGGGCAAAGGCAAAGCGCGTGACGCCGGAACAGGCTTTGCGCCGTTCTGTGCTGTCCTGCCTGCTGTGGGAAAAGACCTTTTACGAGGACGGCAAGGACATCGCAGACCGCATCCTTGAGAACGCTGCAAAGGTCGATAAAGAAACCGTTTCAGCTCTTGCAATCGAGGCCCGCAACGTTCACGGACTGCGACACGCCCCGTTGATGCTGCTTCTCGACCTGATCCGACGTGGTGGCCCTGGCACTGCTGAAACGATCAAAAATACCCTACGGCGCGCTGATGAAATGGCAGAGCTTGTCGCGCTTTATTGGAAGGACGGAAAGAAACCGCTTTCCAAGCAGATGAAACTTGGCCTTGCCTGCGCCTTCGGCAAGTTCTCTGAATACCAGCTTGCCAAGTACGACCGCGACGGTCCGGTGAAACTCCGTGATGTTCTGTTCATGACGCATCCGAAGCCAAAGGATGCAGAGCAGGAAGCACTCTTCAAGCGTGTTGCCGATCGCGAGCTTGCTACACCGGACACATGGGAAACTTCTCTGTCTGCCGGATGCGACAAGCGCGAGACATTCGAGCGCATGATCCGAGAAGGCAAGCTTGGCTATCTGGCATTGCTTCGCAATTTGCGTAACATGATGGATGCCGGTTGTGACCGTGGCCTTGTTTCTGACGCCATCATTGCGCGGAAAGGAGCTGAACTGGTGTTCCCGTTCCGCTATGTTGCCGCCGCCCGCGCGTGTCCGCAGCTTGAACCGGTGATTGATCAGGCGCTATGCGAGGCTATCGCGTCCGCGCCGCGTCTATCCGGAACAACTGCCGTTCTTGTCGATGTGTCTGGGTCCATGTTCTACGATAAGGTTTCGGCCAAGTCGGACATGACCCGTGCAGATGCAGCCGCTGCGCTTGCCTCAGTGATCAATGGCGACTTGCGTGTGTTCACGTTCTCTAATCAGATCGTCGAAGTTCCGGCACGCCGTGGAATGGCGGGTGTTGATGCTGTAATCAATTCTCAGCCGCATGGCAGAACCTATCTAGGAGCTGCAGTGACTGCGATCAACAATGAAATCCCTTGCGACCGGCTTATCGTCATCACTGACGAACAGTCGCATGATCGTGTACCTGACCCGGTTTCTAAGAAGGCGTACATGATCAATGTTGCTGGCTACAAGAACGGCGTAGGATATGGTCGTTGGACGCACATCGATGGCTTCAGCGAGTCGGTTATCCGGTTTATTGCAGAGGTTGAGAATGACCGGTGAAGAGCTAAAAGAAGCCGGCATCAAACTTTTTGGTAGGCGCGGGTGGCAATCTGCGCTTGCCGAAAGGCTGGGCATAGACCGCACACAAGTCTGGCGATACATGCAGAACGACCGGGTTCCTGGCCCGGTCGCCGCTGCTGTTGAGTGTTGGCTCAAAAACTCGTCTTAGCCGCAATATGCGCCTTGCCGATCTCGCAATATGTCTTGTGCGTATTGATTGGCCCGGTGCGGTTTTTGGCGATGATCCATTCAAGATCCTTGGCGCGACTGTCGGCCTTTTCCGTGAACTCAATGTCCGTTCCGAATTTCGGATCGCGCTCGTCGTAGTAGGCAGGCCGGTATAGGAACACGACCTGGTCGGCATCTTGTTCGAGCGACCCTGAATCGCGCAGATCGGACAGCACGGGTCGCTTGTTATCCCTGCTTTCTACGGCTCTGGAAAGCTGCGACAGGGCGACCATGCAGACGTTGAGCTTTTTTGCCAGCCCCTTGAGCCCGGCCGATATCTCACCGATCTCGTTGACCTTGCTGCCCTTGTAACGGTCTCCGGCAGACATGAGGCCAAGATAGTCAACCACGATGGCGCCCAGCTGTATGCCACGGCGCTCAAAGCTCTGCTGCATCACCCTGGCGCGCGCCTCGATCTGGCCTATGGTTAAGCCGCTGGTGTCGTCTATCTCAATCGGCAGCTGCCGCGCGGTGTCGGCATATCGCTTGTAAGCCTCGAACTGTTCCCGGGTAAGCCTACCGTTGTTGATGTCGCCGTAATAAAGCTCCTCATGGCCCATTGCGGCCTCTGCGGCAACGAGACGGGAGAACCATTGTTCGCGGCTGATTTCGAGCGTGAAGACAGCAACGCCGAATTTCTGACGGGCGGCACGGCGGGCAATATGAACGCCGGCCACTGTCTTGCCCATGCCTGGCCTCGCGGCGATCAATAGGAGATTTGTCGGAAGCAGGCCGCCAAGGTCCCGGTCAAGCTCGCTAATGCCAATCTTCGGAACAGGCGGCGCCTTGCCTTCCATGATCATCTGAATTTTTTCGGTCAAACCCGCCTCGATGCCGTCCAGGCTGTCGTCCTTTCCGGTTTCTTCCGGTCGAAGCTGGAAAAGCCGGGCACCCAAATCGTCGATCATGGCGTTCGAGCTCGTGCCTATCGGCGCGTCATAGGCCAGCTCTGTGACAGACTGAGCCAGCGCTATCATGTTCCGGCGCGTGGCAAGGTCAACAATCTGCTGAGCATAATCTGTGGCATTGATGCGGTTTATGCTGTCCTTGACGAGACTGAGCAGGAATTTGACTACCGACATGCCGCCCCACTGCTCGCCGTCGCTCAGATAGGTCTTGAGCGTGACTGGAGAAGCGTCCTTGCCATCATTGATCAGGGTCGCCGCCTTCTCGTAAATGGTCCTGTGTTCTTTGATGAAAAAATGCTCTGGCTTCAGGATGTCAGCGACGAGATAGAACACATCATTGCTCATCAGAATTGCGCCCAGCAACTGCCTTTCCGCCTCCGCGTTGTGCGGCGGCGTGCGTCCCTCGGTCATGGTGCCTCCCCTGTTTCAGTCGACGGTTTTCGGATCTGTTATCCACCAACGCGAACTTTGGCTCTTAGGTGGCGACGTAAGGGGGCCGATGACTACACCTGCATCATCGCGAAAAAACCCCATATAGTCTTTTTCCATTTTGGCGCAGTCAAAATCGATCTGCTTAAATCGAAAGGGGGATTGTGAAGTACCAACATGTGGATGATCCCAAGATGTAAAATCATCCTCGCTAAATGCAAATAGCGCCATCGTCCGCTCCTTCGTTTCAGTCGTCTTTTCCAAATTCATTCATGCCTTCGAGAATGATCAAGGCGAATGGCGCAAGCATCACAAAGCCTGAGATAAACCCCATTGCTGCCATCCCGGCATCATTGACATACAGCCCGGTGACGCCCATGGCGACGAGAGCGGCCCCTGTGCCGACCCATAACAAGCCAAACAAAGCTATAAGTGCTTCCATAGTCATTCGCTCCATTATTTATCCGCTTCGTTCCCGATAGCTTGGTAGAGATTATGCAGCACACTGACTGCGTTTTCCGCCATCTTCAGCAAGTGCGGATGCGATTGGACAAAGGCGGAATCAACAACGTGATCAGCGAAAGTTTCAGTCAGCACATACGTTGTGTGCAACGCTTCATGGGCATGAAATTCATCTGGCTTTGACATTCCATCCGCTCCTCTATTTTCTGTCCATCTTTGCCCGGATCTTCGCCAACAAGGCATCGGCCGCCGTTCCTATCGGCTGCCAGTCGTCGGGCTTGGCTGGTTTTTGCTTGGTTTTTTCGGTCATGATGCGTCTGCGTCCAAGTGTGAGCGATACCAACTCAAAAGTTCGGCATTGACAAACTCTGTGATCCGCTCAGGCTCGTCTTCGTATGCCTCTACCATTGGCCTGATGTTTTTGTCGAAGTACAAAGACGAGCCGTCATGCCAGCAAGGACCACCGAGCAGCCAGCATTTCTCGTGCTGCGGCTCATCTGGATAAAACTCGTAAGGCTTGGTTTTGAAATGTACTTCGCATCCCCCGTAGCACTTGGTGCCAAATACAGTATCCGAGCTAAATTGAGCCCAGATATGGACGCCGCCCTTGTCGCCTACCAGCGTCCAGATAAAACGCTTCACAGGAGTGTCACTGTCCTTGGCTTCAAATCCATACTTCAAGTCTGTCATGATACGTCCCTTCATGTTTGCACGTTTAATTTACACCTTATCCAGTGGATGTCAACGGGCAAAAGAAAAGCCCCGCAGCGGGAGGATTGCTGCGGGGCCTTGCTCCCCGAGGGAAGGGAGTTGCAAATCGAAGGACGCGATTGCACGTCTGTTGTCTCACGTCGCGGGGGAAAGGTCAAGGGGTGTCCGCAGCTCTCAACCGTTTTTCCAGATCCTTCCCCGGCCGCATGATCGGCAGCCAGGTTTCTAGATCGCATTTCTCTACGGTTATCTCGACGTGTTGTCATCCGTGAAACCAGATGCTCGTGCCGACGCAATGCCGATCATCCGGGACGCGCCCGTGCTTGCGGAGAAGATCAGGTGTTCCCTTTTCAAGATTGCCGACGTCAACCCGTGTGAATGATCTGGGCACAAGCACCGTGATCGACCAATAGCAGGGATCCGGAAGCTTACCCGGCTGGCGGTTTAGCTCATGGCCGGCAAGTTCGAACCATGCTCGGTAAGCAGCCGACTTGATCTTGCGCCCGTTGGCTACGGTCGTTGAGTTGTTGACGCTCGGCGGCGGGGCGGACAGGGTAAAGCGGAGGGCGGTCATTGTTTGTCCAGAAGTTCGAGGATGGCGTCTGGCGCACCCATGGAAACGTTTTCGTCGTAATGCCGCGCAATCTCAGCAGCTTCTCTCAGCGCCTTTTCACGGGCGTCTTTGATGGCTTTGCGGACCGGTTCTGCACCGTTCCAATCTCCGGGCTCGCCAATCGCTCCAGTGCAATCCTGGTAGATTTCATGCACAGTCGATTTCTGGGTGTCGCTTTCCGTCGAATGAATGCGCGCTTCCAAAACGAGCTTGGCGTTAATATCCTGCAGTTCCGCCACCCTTGCGGTAAGGCGTTCGATTTCGCGCGCTGCATATACAGGAATAGCCCCAGGATCACCATTTGCGCATGTGTGTAGGCTGCCGGTTCCATCAAGGTCACGAAGCCAAGCAATAGGAAAAACAAGGTCACTCATTGTCTTTCTCCTCCAATTCCTTCAGCCGCGCATCATAGAGCCGCTGATACTCATCCTCCGGGAACTTGTCGTCACTGAGTAGGCGCACTTCCTCGTCCTCGCACATGGCTATAAGCTGCCTAGTGCGGGTGACTTTCTCGCCGCTTTGCATAGCCCGAGCATCGGCCAGTGCTCCAAGGCGTGCGTAGACATTTTTGCTCAGACGGAAGGTCCGGCTTGCGTGTGATCCCATTGAAAAAACCTTTCTTGCACGTTGACAATTATTGTATAGCATGCCATAAACGTGCTGTAAACAAGAGGAGAGTTTACCATGGTTGATATCAATAAAGATTTCCCGATATTCAATGCGGTTGTCACCAATAAAGATGGGCGCAACATTTTCTCCGCATTCGCTCAATGGGAACTGGTTTCCAAGCTGGCGAAGGCTGGGATCTACAATGTCGATATTGCTACGGAATCAAACTCTGTCGAGCGGTACTGCATAGAAATTACAGCCGATATCAATCTCGACCTGTTCCGGATCAAGCCTAAGTTAGGATTTTCTCGCAAGCGCGACGGCGAATGCATGTATGGCGCTGATGAGCTGGGCAGAGAGAAGGGCGTTGGCAGGTTCGGTCCGTTTGGTGCGTGATCTGTCCAATTGGAATTGGAGGACGCAGCATGACCGACGACATGTTCATAACCAGAATGAATCTCAAAGACTTGCGCGGCTATGAAAAGGCAATCTCAACTCGCCTTACGAATGGACGCCTTGAGGCAGAGAACGATTACAAAGGCAAGCTACATGCTCTTACTCTTCTGGAGGAGACAAAGCTTGCAGTGCAGGACAGGATTAAGGAATTGGAGAGCAACAAATGACTGACCGCCTCATCTACACACCCACACGCGAAGGCATGACCTTGGGGCAATTCATTCTGTCCGCATTGACTGGTCTTTTCAGTCTCACAATCATTGGAACAGTTGCGTTTGGCTTTTGGGTCATGACGCCGTGAAAGGGAAGACCCATCCTAACCCCTCGTGCGGCTTCCTCCTCCCAGCCGTCACAGAAGCCACTGGTGAGGTATCTCCTCCCTATGCCTCACCGGGGAGAGATTGAAAGGAAAGAGAAATGCCAAAATGGTTTGACAACGCAGTCGAAGGACTTGAGCGCGACCTTGAAGAAGGCGCGATCAGTCAAGAGGAGTTCAAAACCTTGATGCGCGAGCTTCAGAAGGAACTTCGCGAAGGTGCCGAAGAAGCGGCAGAACAGGCCCGTCAAAATTATTACGACGACTGGTAAGATAACCCCACCACTTGGCCGGTCTGGCGGACCTATAAGACCGGCCTCTTATCCGCTCTTGCAGGTTGGTTACCTGATTAAACCCAAGAGCAGTCGAGGTGAAGTGGCCCCGCGTCACCTCTGGATTAACAGACCGCAGAAGGATGCGGGAGCGGGGCCCTTTTTCAAAGCTCATCCAGTGGGCTTCGGAAAGGAACGAAAGGGAAAGATAATGACAGCATTGAAGACAATTGATGGGGCTCATACAAACATTCACGCGGCCCTTTGCGCCGCTCAGTCGGAGATAAAAAACCCGCCCAAGGAACGCGAGGCGGAAGTCTACAGCAAGCGCACCAACGCTAAATTCAATTACAAATATGCCGACATTTCTGATGTTCTGGAAACCATCCTACCGGTACTGACAAAGCACGGGATTGCCGTTGAACAATCAACGCGAATTGAAAAGGAATCCATGATCTTAACGACGACCTTGGCGCATGGCGCCTCCGATACGCACATATCGTGCGATTACCCGGTCTGCTCTCTGAACGGTGATCACCAGCAAATGGGCGGCGCTCTCACATATGCTCGCCGATATGCTCTCTGCACCATGGCAGGCGTAGCCCCGGCCGAGGATTTGGACGGAGCCGACGCGGCTAAGTCAGGTGATGGTGATCGGAAACAGATGTCTGCCCAGCAGGCAAAGAAGGAAATCAACTGGGACGCCATCATTACCAGGATCAGAAACGCGCCATCTCACAAGGTTCTCGATGAGGCAAAAGCCTTCGTTGAATCGAACAAGGGCTATTGGCCGGCGTCTTTCGTGTCCAGCGCATTGGAGGAGATCAGTACACGCCGCGGTGAGGTTGATTATCAGGCGCGTGCATCCGAGGCGAAGGATGATCCAAGCATCATAGCTGATCTTCTTCGCGAATGCCGGACAGTCAGCGGCGTTGAGCATCTTCGGGCGACGTTGATACAAGTTGGCGTTTCAACTGACGCCGTCGAGGATGAATTCGACTTTCGTAAGGCGGAAATAGAGGCTGGACAATGAGACTGATAACCGACAAGCACGTTCATGCAGCGTTTGAATGGCTTGAGGCCCACGCCAATTCGGCAGCCAAGGCGAAGGCTGATCGCATCCTTGCGGAACATGCCGTCAAGAAAACAAAGGCGAGACTGTTCAAGGACGCTGATGGATCTGTCGGTTTTCGTGATGCCTATGCGGATGCACATGAAGACACGCAAAAGGCCGTAGATGCGCTTGCGGAATCCGTGGAGCGCGATGAATGGCATAGGGCTCACCGCGCAAAGGCAGAGGCCATCATTGAAGCCTGGAGGACGGAACAGAGCAATTTCAGGGCAATGGGAAAAGTTGGATAGGGAAACTGCGTGATGAAGTGGCAACCGATAGAAACAGCGCCGAAGGATCGCTCGTTTCTAATAGCTGAAAATATGGGAAGCGACAAAAAGCCAAACTGGTTTTTTGATGTTGCATGGTGGGAAGGTGCTTTCTTTTCTTACATTATTGACTCGCGCGGACCAGATCACTTTATAGCGGTTGAACCTGATGCTATGTGGTGCGAATTGCCAAACCCTCCGGAGAGTGCGTAATGTCCAGACGTGAATTCAGCCGCAAGCTTCGCGCCCAGATCATCCTACGCGCAACGAACGAAAACGGACAGATAGTCTGCGAAAATTGCGGATTGGTTCTCGGGAAGAAGCCGTACCAGGTAGACCACATCCTAGAAGAAGGGCTTGTCATTGATCAGAGTGCGCCCCTGACGATTGAAGACGGGCAGCTCTTAGGACAGGACTGCTGCCATAAACCGAAGACGCGTGAACGTACCAGAATGATCCGCAAGGCAGATCGACAGCAAGACAAGTCTACTGGCGCATTCAAGAAAAGCTCGCGCCCGATGCCGGGGACAAGGCGCAGCGGGTGGAAGAAAAAGCTATCAGGTGAGGTCGTCAGACGCTGACTGGTGATCCTTAAAATGGGAATATTTCTCGCATAATCCGCTCCTTATGAGTCACGTAGTTGCCGCCAAACTGACTGCAACTGTTACAAATCCAATTGCCTCGTAACCAGATAGGAAAGAGGCCGAAGCTCCGAACAAAACAAAACCGACATACAAACGCCATTTCCACATGTCCGGCTCCTCTGTTTATGAGATAGTTTTCGAAACCGTTGTCTCGATAGTTATGCGAACGGGTTTTAGGGTGCGCATGTCTGGTTGGTAGTACCACGGCATCCCGTTATTATTTCGAGCTGCCTCAATAGCTTCATCTGCGGACTTGAAATACCCGTGCTCCGGTTCTTTGCTTGTCCAGCTTGCATACCCAAACTCCGGCTCGATTGTCAGCCATATGTATTCTTCTGGCTTAGGGCCGACACCACGCGTATCGCGCTTCGATTGTTTTGCCCGACAAGTCCACCTATCATCCATCGTTGTCGTCATGCCAGCGCTCCCTATAAGTCACGTTCGATTTTTGGAACTTCTCGAATATCCAACACCCTGACGGTGCCGTCTGGCAGCATCTCGACTTCGCACTCTGTTGTTATGTCGTCGCGCCCGTAATCGACGCCGACGAATATCGGATTGCCGTCCGAGGTCAGCTTATACACCATGCCGTCGTTCCGCCTGGACATCGACATCCGCTCCTTTATTTTATTCTATATCTGACTTTTTCAGCTTCCTGCTCAACTCGTTTTGCCCATTCAATCGTAAACCCATGACCAGAAGTACAATCCTTGTGACTTGCAAGAAGGCTATCGAAAGCCTCTTCGAGTTCGCGTATTCTCATTTCTAAATCAGCTTTTGTTTGGCGCATGTCGGCTCCTTAGTTTATCGACGGCTTCTCGGACATATATCCATGAGCGAAGGCTACAGCCTCAGCTATGCTACCGAATGAAGCGACGATTTCAGCAACTCTTTTTTCGATTGCAGATTGTGTCATTTGAAGCGGATAAGCATCTTGGATGACCATCATTTCCAAGACCTCTTCATCCGTGACACCATCATAGAGATCAGGCATATCCGTTCCTTATTTTTTATCTAAATTTTCGAATTTAGCTTTCAGACGCTCATATTGATCCCGCTCAAGTTTATCACGTTCTCTTTCTTGAGCTACTTGCCTACGCTCTTCCGCATCCCAAATGCCCTCCTTGACGTTCAGATACCCCTCTAGAAAACACTTCTTGATCCAGTTTGCTACACGCTTGTCAACGAACTCAATATCGTCGTCTTCTTCGAGATTTAATGAACAATCATATGCGTCCTCAAATCCGCCCATTGAAAACTCAGCTTTGAAATGGAAACGAAAATCTCCCATTGCAGTGGCTCCTCTAGTCTCGATCCATTTTCCAAAATTTCTCAGGAGCCGGACCGATACGGGCTAATCCACCTGGCTCCTGCTGTTCAAGATGAACAGTAAGATTGAAACGGGACTTCGCTTCGAGAACAGAAATCCCTTGCGCACATATATCGTGCTCCAATCCTTGCACTATCCAATGCTCGCCTTCTTTAAAGGTGACGGTTTGCATAGTCTCGGCGCTCCCTATGAGTCACAGTTGAATTTCCGCCAACCGGTGAACCGGCCGCACAGTCCATGCCAGGTCCAGCCGCCGCTGTTGTGGTCGATCCAGTGGGCTCGCACTGGGGCAATCCAACCGTCACGAACCGGCCGATCAGAGAATTGAGCGTTCAAGTGCTCGCACTTGGCAATGATCGGTGTTCCATCCTTCGGCGCTGTTTCCATTGGCTGCCAGTCCATGTCGGCGCTCCTTATTTTGTTACCGAATTCTCAAACGGCTTAAAAATCAATTCGCAATATTCAATGGTGCTGGCATCTTCAAATCCGTCATCATCCTCGCTTGCGTCAGAGAACCATGTGCGGTGAACTACGACGCGCTCACCAATCCAAAGGACGCGGGCAATCTCATCACCTATGATGTATGTTTTGCCGACCTCAAGGCTCATTTCCGCCGCTCCTCTATCTTCGACCCGGTTTCCGACCGGATTTTCCAAGATGCTCCCTGATCCTGGAATCGGACCACTTGTAAGCACACTTGGCTTTGACGGCGTTCCGCGCGTCTCGGTCAGTCCTGTAAGATACCGTGTCGCGCCAGATTGCCAGCGCCTCTCTGATATCCTCTTGCGAGGGCGGTGGTATCTGTGGCCGGCCGCGCCCTTGCTTCACCTGTCGAACGCCGGCAAGGGCGTCCAGAACGTCACGAGACAGCCTGCCTGCATCCTTCATCATGTCATACTGCGCCCCGGAGTTCACTACGTGGATCGTCGTTCCCTCGTGCTCCAGAAGCTCCAGAAGCTGCATTGCGTTCTTACGTGGCTGGTAGCCATTCGAGCGCTCATAAGCGAAACACTTGAGGGAATAGACCGTGAGAGACTGACCAGCCCTGACACTTGACACGTATTCATGTGTCGGCTCTTTCAGTATGCGGTCGCATTTCTTCAAGAATTCCAACTGCTTGGAAGGTGGCGGCAGGTCACTGCGCTTTGTCGTCAATCCGTATTTCATACTGTCTTGTAATATTTCAAAAAATGTTTGTCAACATCATTGACACGAATATATCCAGGCATTAATATTTGGTCATTGACTAGGAAATGAGTCAAGCATTTTGCTGATAAAATGGAGGCGGAAATGACCCGTACGGCGAGCTGGTTGCAGACCGAAAGGGGTTAGAGGGTCCAGGGAATGCCGCCAGCAATCTTGGCATCGGGCCAATGCCCTAGAGCTACTTATGTGTGAATGAAGATTGTGGCCCTGAGCATGGCTCTAAAAGGCTCACAGAATTTAGAAAAAGGACGCCCGGAAGTTATGACGTACTGGACCGATTATCCATTTGTTGAGCTTGGAGACGAGCCCGGAAAAGAAGCGCCTATTCGGAAATGTGACTTGATCAGCTACGATCAGGACAAATACGTCATGTTGCGGGTTGAAGGCGTCACAACGGACATCAAATCTGGTTATGTCTACACACGACCAGGGCGTTGCGGTGAAGTCCCATCGGTCAGCCGAGATGTCCTTCACTCGCTACCTGTCACAACCTATGAAAACTGAGGCCCGTCTGGGCAGGAAGGATTGGAAAATGGAACTTCCTCTGATTGTAGAAACCCGCGATCTGAAAACGGGTGAACTGGAAAGCTCTAAGACCATTGATCACGCTGATCGTGATGACCGCGTTTGGCTCGGTCGCCACTGCTTTTGGGCGTTCCGTAATGGCCGCTCTGTCACTACCTATGCGAAGCAGTAAGGAAGGCCCGTTATGGACTGGCGAACAGACATGAAAAACGCACCTACTGACACGCCGCATCTTCGTGGCGTTTGGGTGATCAATGCGCGAACTCAACAGCCCACTTATTTCGAGGCAAACTCTGGCTACATAGACGATAGCGGCGAGTTCGTGAGCTTTAACGGTGACGAGTTCGGCTGGCATCCGAGTGAATATACTCACTGGTCTCCGCTGCCCGATACGCCAGCCCCGCCAACCCGTGACTTTTGAGGCCCGGCAGATCATGACTGAGAAAGACTACAATCAAGTCATCAAAGACGGCAAAGCCGTGATCGTAAATTGCGACTTTGGTTTCATGACCAGGGTAACACCCCTCGAAAATGGTAGAGCAAAAATTGAATGCACTGTCGACGCTTGGGAAATTCGCGGACAAGCAGAGGCCGAGTACGTGCGCAAAGCAGTCGATAGTTGGTCAAAACGGCTGGCAGAATACGACAACCGCAAACCATAACTACAAAGGCCCCAATGAGCGCATACACCGAAGACGCTAAGGACCGCATCAATTACAGGTGTAACACTCAGGGAAATCCCCTGAGTGTTACACCTGTGGTTTCTTTAGCAATATCAAAATAAGTTGCTACCTTATCCATGTAACCAAACCGCAAACCGATATGGCTTCAATTATAGGGAAATCAGATGAATACGCAGACATCACAGACGGTTGAGACAACGGGCAATATTTCGCAAAAACTGGAAAAGGCCCTTGCCCGCATCGAACGGATGACGGCAACGATGCAAGGCCTGATTGAACCGGAAGTTTCCCCAAACCCCGGCCAGATTCAAAAGGCGGCTTATTCCATTAGCGAGGCAGTGAAGGTTTCCGGTTTCGGCAGATCGAAACTGTTTCAGGCGATCCACAACGGCGAATTACAGGCGCGCAAGAATGGGAAAAAACTCATCATACTGCATAGCGACCTAATGGATTTTCTGGAAAATCTGCCGGTTGCTTCCCCGAAGTTGGGTGACCGCCTAACAACGGCAGACCAAAAAAGCTATTAAACGCTTGATACATCTGTAGATAGCGTTAGCAACAATAGTAAATGTGATACCGCGTTTAAATCGCAGAACGTATAAGATTATAAGCGCGTCGATAAAAAGGGATGCGGCCAATAAATTTTCTTTTGGCAGCATCTCCAATAAAGTCATCAGTCACCAAAAGAATCTGGATCAAGAGAAAAAGTTCTGTCCACGCCCACATTACCCCTTCTGCGATTATTCCATACGATGCAGTGACAGCAACCAGAATGCGTAGAGCATAACAAAATGCAATCAAATTTGTAATTGTCGAATTTGCATAAACGCACACGGCCGCCGCAATAACTGTTCCGACACCTGAGTAAATTACGTCACCGGTTATCGTGACAAGTTGAGCACCAATCCAGCTAATCGCGAACGCAGCAGCAACAAATTTCCCATCATGTCGCCCCGACAGGATTGCGGTTAATGACGACGCAAGAATAAGAACAAGAAAGAAGATGTTCCACGGCCCCAACGTCCAATCACTAACCGCAATTTCCATGTGCTATCGACCCCCGCCGCTTCCATATTGTTTGAAATCTTCATTGGTAATTGTACGGTATCCAAGATGTTTTATCAAGATCCGCAATTGATCGTGTCCCGCTGCAATGGTCCAAAGAATGCGCCGCCTTTTCAGGAACGGCATTGCGCCCTTCACGTCCTGCAATTCTTCCGCAGCAGAGTAGAGCAAATGCATACCCTGCCCAGGTTCCATCATAAACATGTCGGTGTCCTTGGCGACAATATCGATGGCCTTTTCGATATAGCGCAGCCCATCTGCCATGAAGAAATAAGCGTGCTCAAGCGACGTGTCTTTGTATTTGTCATGACCACGTAGCAGAAGCCGCGCCTGTGTAATCCAGTATCCGCCTTTAATTGCTTCAACGGGCGGTTCTTTATGGTCGTGATGGTGTGTCATTTTACTGCCTTTATGATTGCTTCTGATACGTGAATGTCGGTGTCTTTTGTCACCGTGTCTATAATGCTAAACAGGGATAGAGCCAGCAGGAGATATGCTAATGCCTTACTTACCAAGACCGCCCCCACTCCAAATGCGTGAAAACGCGTCCAATAGCTGTGCAAGGATAGCGGCACCAACGGCGAGGTAGATTTTCCACCTTGTCGATTTTTCTTCTTTTCTCGAAACCTCAACCTGAGTTACGCGATAATCAAGGATTCGATTATCTGACTCAAGTTTTGAGATCCTGTCGCCGTGGTGGTCGTCTTCTATCATAACCTTGCCTAACGCTTCTCAAACGGCCTCGTAAGGAAGTACGCGCCAATGGTGGCCGTGACAACCCACCTGACAAGTTCACCAGGCTCGGGCGTTATGCCCCAACCTAGAACGGTATCCCATACGAGAATCTTCCAGACAAAGATGACAACAGGCGCAGCGAGTGCAGGGCGAATCCAACGGGTCATCCAACTGCCTTGCTCGGCAATCAGGATATCCCGGCGCGCTTCAAGCTGAGCAATCTTTTCCTCGGCTTCGATACGCCTTGCGTCATTCTGAGCCTCGGCCTTGATCCGCTGCCAATCGTTAATCTGTTTCCCGATGGCAGCAATGCCGCCACTAGTAAGCCATGAAAGGATACGCCCAATCATTCCCGATGTCCGATCCTGGTGGTCGTCACGCTGCGGAGCCACATGTTAACAAGGGCCATGCCTAGCGCATACCAAGGAAGCCACTCTTGCGGCATGACTTGGGTAAGTTCCGTTAGCTCCATAACCGGCATAACCGACAACAGGATGTTGATGATGATCGTACGATATCCTTTAAGCTTCTGAGTAAACCACTTCATTAGAACAGGCTCCCTAGCCAAGTTGTGAATTGATCCCAATACCGGGCGGCAATCGCGCCGACTGAGACGGAGACGACGCCGACGACGGCAGGGGCTGTCTTGCCGGAAAGTTCTTTCGGCAATGAGACGGGTGGATTGTCGCCGCCGTATTCAAGCAGGGTGACGTAAAACGTTTTTTGCTTGTGCCGGTCCAGGAGTCCTTTAACGAGCTTGTAAAACTCGTCCCACTGGTGCGGTGGTATGGTGAGACATCCGAGAGACGATGTGCCGTTGACGCCGCCCCGGTGCAGATTGACGTAGAACATGCCGGTATCGTCGCCGACCCCGTCACGGACGACCGTGCAAACCTCGTCTTGCCGGAAGGCTGGATACCCCTTCCCACGGCTGATGCCGTGCAACCCGGGCCGATATCTGATCGCCTGGGGCGCCTTGATCGTCGCGACACGCGACTTGTAAACGGCCGGATCGGAGTTGCCATTGAACGCTTGGACGCCATCAGGTGAGGCAACAAAAACTGCATCATCATACATGGCGCGATCGTTCTCGCCCTTGCGGCCCATTGAGTTTATGAAATAGCCGCGGACGATCAGAACCTTGACCGGATCGTTCCGGTATTTTTCCGGCGTCAGGTGGGAGAATTTTTTGAGGACCACGCGCGTCACATCGTCCGCCTGCTTGGGCCGGTAAAGTGGCAGGATCTTGGATGCCGGGTTTTTCTCAGCATTGCCCGGCGATTGCTCTGGCATACCCTCAAAAGCGGCACGCGCGGCGCCGGCACGTTTTTTGGCCGTGACAAGCACCTTATCTGAATAGTCCGGATCGGTCGCGTATCGGCCGTGAACGCCATTGTCGAGGCCTTTGGCTGCTTCGGCGATGGTCTTGGCGTTGTAGGTGTCCGGCCATTTCGCCTTGATCGTGGCGAGGTGATCGCGCACGCTGTCCTTGCGGTCGTCGTAGGCCCGGAACTTGTCAACAATCTTCTTGCGCTTCCCGTTGATCACCTCGTGCGTGACGAAATCGACCGTCTCACCCTTCCAAGACGGGCCAGCCTTGATGCCGAAATAAGAGTTGCCCTTGATGGACTTGCCCCATCCGGTCTCGATTGCCGACTGCGCAGCCGCAATTGACGCCTGGACATGATTTGCTTCAGCGCCGCGCGCATCCAGGTAAACTTGGTTGAAGTAATCTTGTGCGGTCATGATTCCACCTTTCAGGCATAATCTGAACCCTCGACGACAGCGTCGTCGGTTGGAACTTAGTAATCCACGTAAGCGATGTTGTTATTTGAACCATTGTCAGTGACCGGTGTGGCATCGCCGATGGATGCAAACAAATTGCCATCCCCGTCGCACTGATTACAGTTGGCTGCAAGTGTGATTGCAGTCTGAAGCCCAGACATTCGGTTGTGACCGATAATGGATTGTCCGCAATAAGCGGCCAACGCTATGCCGACTGTGTTCGTACCGGACACATATTCAATGTTATTACCAACAATAACGTGTGCGCCCACCCCGGAACTAGCAGCAGAGCGCGCCATATCAACACCAACGGCACTGTTGCCGTTGAGATATATATTCATCCCCTGCATTAGCATTTGAGATAGGTTGTCTGCACTAATTCCAGCAACCTTCGCATTAATATGACCTCCATGGACTTGCATCCAGGGCTCATTAGCTGTGCTATTCCAAAGAATACCCTCGTTACAGTTCACAAACAGCGGGTTTTGAACCATTAGACCTTCATACGCACCGACTACTTCAATACCGGTCTCAATAACTGATGCTTTACATGCTCGTATTGTGTTATCTACACTGCTTTTGGAGCCTTCGAGGTATACGAAAACGCCAGTATTAGCGCCTTCTATTCCACGCATAAGGCATTTTTCGATATCGAAATAACTTCCATTTGTAATTCTAATTCCTTTAGCCCATCCAGCAGATGTCGTTTCTCCAGCGAACGAGCAATTTTCTATTGTTCGGTTTATGCTTGATCCTGCATCTGAACCGCTCAATGCATCGGCATAATAAAGATGGATTCCCGATCCAGAGCCTGTATTGGCGGTTCTGAACCCAATACCCTTGATTAGCACATCTTGCTTGTCCGCCTGCATCTGCGTCGCCGCAGTATCAAAAACGGCCCGCAACCCGTAGGTTTCGGTGCCAAAATTCAGAATTGTTGATTGAGGCCCGGCCCCTTCAATCACGAAATCGTCAGGCACAGCAATCGTAACACTAACCGAATCACAGTCGAACTCCCCGGCCGGCAAAATCACCCGCTTCCCGGTTTCAATTGCAGCGACAATTGCCGCAGCGTTTTGAGCCGCCGTATTCGACGTGCTAATCGCAGCGATTGCAAACGGCGCGTTGCCGGTGTGAATTACATCTTCCCACGCGCCGCCAAAGCGGACTTTAAATTCGTCGATATCAGCCGCACCCCATCCGGACACGTAATACTTGCCGGAACTAGATGCTGGCCCAGAGCCGGATGCCCCTACTTGCGTGTAAAAAATGCCACCGCTCAGGAGGAGCTTTGCGCTTGTCGTCGTATCTGATTCCGTAAACGAGCCAGTTGGGGCTGTTCCAGAGATATCGATATCGGTTGTGAAATTTGGACTATTAATCGAGGCTTTCTCTGTATCAAGTTCTTCTATTGCTGACTGCGTATCGCTGGATGAAAGATTTCCTGCAGGAGTGAACGGCGTATTTGTCGCGCTTATTCCTATCGCAGTTCTTGCATCTGCTTCAGATGCACTAGACAATATTTCAGCAGAGGTCGTACTAAGCAAAAATTGACGGCTATTCCCACCCTGCTCTACGTATAAAGACTCACCTCCTGTCAAATTAGCCGTTGTTGTTATGTCAGATAATTTTGCATTAACACCCATTAATAGACTCCTTCAAGTTTCAGATATCCGTTGTATTCTGATCCAAGCCTAAGCGCGCCCTCATAATCACCTTCAAGAAGAAGGAATGGGCCTAACCCAATAACTTCTGAAGGCTGTCTGTATGTCGTGTCTTCTGTTATCGTGCTCGTATCTTCTATTCTCTGGGTCGCGTTAATGCCTGCTTCACTGGCAATACGCGATGTCGCATTAACGCTAACCAAATTAATAATGCGCTTGGTTACATCTGTTGTCATTTTTGATTAACCCGCATGCTTATGTTTCCATAAATAAATATCAGCATGAATCATAATCTGATCTTGTGGAGTAGCACGGTCCTAAAAATTCTCCTCCGTACCATTCACCAGTTAGAAAGAATAGAGACACCTTAATAAGCATGAACAAAGCAATTGTTCCGCCAACCCATTTTAATATCTGGACAGATTCCATTATCTCACTGCCTCACGAGCTTCAGGGAATGCATAATATTCAAGGAGAGACCTTAAGATCGGCAATGACCTCCCTGGCATTAAACGACCTATCGCATTGATATCAGACTCGGTAAAATCGCCACGTGAGGCCGAACCAACAAGACCGACAATATCCGTTGCCGCGCCAAACGATGGGCCTAGAACAGAACCAACAGTAGAGCGGATTGCATAGCGCGAAGCTGGTCCTTTTTTAGACCCGGCAAAAGGCGCTTGTAGTGCGGAATAAAGCCCAACGCCCGTCACCTTCTCTCCGATGTTGTTAAACTCCATCATCGGCCCAAGAATACCGGACCTGTCAACGCCTTCAGCGAGCCACCGGCCAGGATTGTCAGGAATCTCCCGATTGCTTTCCATTTGCTTTGCAGCAAAAACCATCATGCCAATGCCCATGGAAACCATAAGACCAGAAAGCATTCCGGCTGCATCCTCCTGCACGCCACGCATTAACATTCTTTGATGGGATGCCAGCATAAATGACTTGAATTGAAGTAACATTCGGCCAGTATTTGTATCCGCCAGCAACGGAGTATCGCCAATCCCCTTGGTCACAATGATGCTGTCAACGTCCTTATTGACAGCGGCCATATAAATACGCTTGGCATATTCCGCCTTTGCGTCTGCGCCCCAATCGCTCATATGAGCAATACGAATGCTACTGTTTCTGGTCTCTCCGGCCTCGTTGAATAACTTTCCGATTCTCTCCGCATCGCCCTCGCCGAGTCCTAGAAATGCCATATATTTGCGTTCTTTAGGTGGAAGAGATTTGAATCCTTTTTTAAATGCTTGCTCGGCATTATCCAGAATGCGGCTTTGTGTGATCACAGAGGCAAATGATTTTTGAAAATCGTTCCAGTAAACCATGCCATTCAGTTTTGAAAACCCGGTTGAAGTATTATGAAGAAACCGCTCGAATGGATGGCCGAATGCATATGGGTCTGTCAACTCCGCCAAAGTTGCCATGCGGGAATTATTGACCAACTCTGCCGCTGCTCCTGCAAGTTTCGCTTCTTTCACCGAAAGCTTGAAACCCTTCAGATCGGAGATAAGAGGAACGATACCATCACGCATCCATCTTCCGACACCATGCACCATGATTGCCCTACCCACATCCGGTAAGCTGGACAAGGTAACGCCGCCCATGGCACGCAGATAATTGAACGTATTCACCGCGTTTACGAACCGGCCTGGGCCTGAAATTCTGTCTTGCAAAAGATATGTTCCGCGCAGCCGATCACGTAGCGCTTCAATATCACGTTTGTCTGCTTTTTCGGAGTCGTTCAGGGCCTTGAGTTGCTTGCGCTTGGATTCCGGTGACAGTTTGCTGTCGGCCTCGACCTTGGCCCGCATCTCGGTATATTCGCGCTGAAGCTTGGTAATCTGGTCCTTCATGTCGGCCTTGCCGAATTTGCGCGTCATTTCAACATCAGCACCCATGACACGGGCATAACGCCTGCCGACCATCTCGACATCGCTTTCAAGGTAATCTTCGATTAGCTCGTCACTGATATTGAACGTGCGCTCTTTCAACGGGCCGCGCTTGTTGGAAACAATGCCGATAGGCACATCAACGTTTTCGCGCCCGGTGATCTTGTTGAAGATTTCGTCAGCTACTTCGTTGATGTAATCTTCGCCCTCAGGGCCGTCCAGGCGGAAGGATTTGATATCGTCCAACTGGCGCTGTAGATCAGCCACCTTCTGCGCATCATTCGCAGCGTCCGCAATTTCCCTTTGTAACCGGTAGAACTGCTCGTTTGCTGTGTCGCGCGCCCATTTCCTTACAATGCCCTTAAAAGCCTGCTCGTTGGCCTCAATCTTGTTCCGGTTATACATGCGGGAGAAATAGGACATTGCCGTATCGACGCTGACGTCTTCCGGCAAAAGACCAGCGTCAATCGCTTCTTTTTTCAGTGGATCAAACACCGTCTCGCGCCACTTGCGCGCGGCCCGGCTGACAAATTCATTGCCATCAGGATCAATGTCGCCACGGCGCATGGCCCGCCCGACACGCTCGGAAAACTCACGGCGTGGCATGCGAATGCCTGACTTTTTCATTTCCTTGAAAATAGTGTCTTGTGCAGACAGGGAGTCACCAACAGCGCCAAGCGTCCAGCGTTTGACGTAAGTCTCAACAGCTTGCGGCTGCGAAATGTCATCACCGGTCATCTTGAGGTAAACTGACATTTCCGGCAGGTTCGCCGCGACTTCCTTTGCCGCCTTCGACGGAGACCTAGAAAGCCTGATCATCGGATTAAACCCGACATTTGAAAGCGCCTGTGCGGCCTTTCCATCAATACTAAGCTGTTCCTTAGTCAATCCTTGAACACGAGCAGCACCAACATCCGCGCCATCCTGAAGCCCTCTGGCAACACGGGCCATATCATCGGCACTTGGGCCAAGGTCAGGGTCGGCCACTCTAATTAGGTCGTCGCTGAATTTTGCTTCTAGAGCAGCGCGTTCGGTCACGCTCATGAGCTTTGACGTCCCGGCACCGATCAGACCGCCAAGCACGGTTGATGCGGCAATGTTGATCGCGCTTTCTTGTGGCGTCCTCAATTCCTGCGTTGCCTGTAGGCCAATCTCGGATACGGTCGCATCAAGAGCTGCGGCTCCTGCAACGGACAACGCAGCCTTGCCAACTGCAAAGCCGCCTTTAGCACTGGTCGCAACGACACCACCCGGAATAAGGGTCGGCAAATCAATAACGCCAGCCGCCATTGAAGCCAGGAACCCAACACCCCCAGCGGCCTCAAGTGTACGCCTGTCCTGCGCTTCTCTCTTTATCTGCGCTTTAAGTGCATCAGCATATTTGCGATTTCTTACGTCCTGGAATTTTTCCCAAAACTGGTCATACTCACCGCCAATGATGTCAGGGTCTTGCGCTGCATTATACTCCCCGTCATCTGTGTATGGTGAAAACTCCGCAGCTTCGCTTGCAAGGTATGACCCGACAATGTTTTCAGTCCGGAAAGCAGCGCCAAGCGTCTCCGAAAGTTTAGGTGATGGTTGTTCCGGTAGGTCGTCATAAGTCGTCGTCACCCTGAAGTCATCGGGCAACCCTATGTCTTGTGGCAAGTTTTCAACTTTGACGACCGGCATTATCTATAAAACTTCCCTGACTTGATCGTGTCGCGCATTATCTTTTCAACATCGATTTTCTGTTGTTTTTGAATTTGATTTTCAGAACCGAATTCTTCGGCAGGCTCGTCTGGTTTATTAAAAGCGGCCCCCCTCACGGACTCGATCTGGGACGCAATCGCTTCTGCCGGAGTTGACTCCTCTGCAATTGTTCTTTGTTCCTCGGTCGCTGCTCGGCTTTCTTCGATAATCATTCTTAGTTCGTCCTGCGCAGAAGAAATATCCGGAACAAAATATTCATCCGCCTCGCCAGCACGGTTGAGATTTCCTTTTTCATCAAGATACCAGATCTGATACCTCGGCATTTTTCCGGAAGAAACATCTTTCGACGTTTGAATATCAGGAACCAAATAGACGCTGCTGTCTGGATATTTTTTACCAGTAATATCTTCTACAGCTGCGCCAACCTGACTACGCACATAGTCATGCGCACCACCGACAGGAGGATAAAAGTTTTGCGGCGGGTATTTCGTCACAACAGATGCATCAAGGAAGATATCAGAGACGCCATAAAGCTTGCGCATTTGTGCCTGTGCCCTTGCCTTTGCAAGTTCACCGTCACCATCTTTTAGATATTCATCGACAAAAATTTCCCTGAAATCCCCAATAATTGCAGCATTCCTCGCATTATCATATCCAACTTCAGGACCTGTGAATCTCTGCCCTACGAAACCATAATCAAGAGCTTCCAACACGTCGGAGTTGTTTATATCTTCGGCAAGTTTCCGACCTTCTTTGACCAGCGTTTCATAGCCCGGCTTTTTAGAATTTTCTCTGTTGTCAATAAATCTCTTAGCCGCCTGTTCCGGAGTGTATCCCTTGTCAATCGTCAATGTTTCGAAGTCGGTCGCGGCCTTCATAATCTCAGATGACCCTTCCACGCCTTCGAGTGCGGCTCTATTAATGGTCTTCAGACGTTGCGCGCGCTGCATTGCATCAGCGACAGCCTCTGCATTGTTGCTGTTAAGATTGTTCCGAATGTCGTTTGCATATGGTTTTGGCACAACACCTTTTTTCTCTGTTATGCTTTCCCCAATTTGCTGAGTTCGATCAAGATCGCCACCTTCCGTCAGCTCTTCATAGGCAAGCGTTGCCCGCTTCTTATCATCGGAGTCGTATGGATTTGCAGCGTTATCATTGGCAGACCATGAAACCGCACCCTGCCTTTCAAGAACTTCTTTCGTTGCGCTCTTTAAAGAATTAATTAGAGCTGCTTTATCGCCATCATCAAGACGAGTGTCCGAAAGAATCGTCTTTTGATTAAGGGAAAGCGGATCAGTTGCAATATCAAGAGAATAGGATTCCCTGACATCAGCAGAAACAAGACTTTCTGTTTTGGAAATTTCCCTTTGTGCGTTTAAAATGATCTTATTCGCATCAACATAATTGATATCAGCGAATCTCGGATCGGCGCGCTCCGGATCAAAATTTCCGCCACCTGAGCCTTCGACACCAAGTAGAGCAGCCGCTTTTCTCCGGTGGCCGCCCATCTGCTTTTCTACTTTGTCACGAACCGTACCAGGAGCCCCGCCCGCCGCCGTATCTGACGCATTGTAACGGCCGACACTCCCGGCATTAATCGCTGAATAAACATCAAGAAGACCCATGCCAGGCTGAACGCCAGCGTCACGCAAATAGCGCACAATCGCACCGTTTGCACCTAGTTGCGAACCTGCCGGGTTTTCCCAATCAACCCCATATTTCCGCGCCTGCGGTTCTCCAAATTGAATGAGACCCTTATGCCTACCCCACTTTGTTTTCGGTCCTTTTTGGCTAGGGTTGAACGTTCCGCCCGTTTCATAGGAAATAGCCGTCGCCAAGTCCAATGGGTCAATGCCGAGTGCATTTGCGGCTTCGGTAATACCTCTCGCCAAGATGGGCGATTTTGGGCGCGATTTAGTTGGAGCACTTGCATCCGCGCTTTGAGTCTGGCGAGTCCCGCCAAGAAGCCGAATACGTTCTTCAGGTGATACGCCATTCAGTGCGGCAAGCTGAGCCTTGCGTCGCCATTGCTTTTTGAGAACGTCCTTTTCAATATCGGAGATGTTTTCGTCAGGGACAGAATCAATATAGTTGACGCCCTCGGCGTAGTTCTCATCAAAATTATGCGGGTTTGCGTAGAGGTTATTTTCAATGACGCCCAGACCCTTGTTAAGTTCGTCACCAAAATAACGCCGACGTTCCTTGTGTTCGAATGAACCTGCCCGTCCTGCCAGCCTGTCTTCAACCGCGAATAGCTTCGCATCATATTGCGGTTTCAACGCTTCCGGCACCGTCGCAAAGAATTCGCGCGCTGCCTTGTCATATTGGCTCGTCGTTACCTCGCGGAATCCAACCGCACCAGGATCAACGGACTGCTGGCGTTCTTCAAGGGCGCGCTCCTGCTCTGAAACAAATTCAAGAAACCGTCTGTTTGTTTCGAACTGCTGCGCCTTTGGGACTCTGGTGGCAGATGACGTCAAAGACCCGCCTATGTTCGCGATAGCGCTTCCGGCTTGCTTGATCCCTTGCCCATAGGCAACCATGCCACGACCGATTGCCGATGTGTCATAGCTCGCAATCATGCGATTTGAACGGCCGGATGGAAGCCCGCCAAGATCACGATAGGTCGGTAACTTAGCCATTTATCACCCGTACTTGTAAGCAGAACTGCTTGTTGGATACGTACTGGCAAAAGAGCCTATGCCCGAGGCGAACTTGGAAAACCCGCTGGCAAGCGATCCAATCATTGCACCTTGCGCAGCGTACTTTGCACCCTGAACAATTGCCGCGCCCTGTGCCCGGTTCCCGACAGCTTGCGCATCGAGGCCTGCGCGCCTTGACGATCCGCCGTAAGAGGCCATCATTTCTTGAAGCGTCCCGTATTTTTCGATATCTGATCCGATTTGCAAAACTGTCGGATCTGTCGCTGTGAACCCGCTTGCAGCAGATCTCGCCTGAAGCGCAGACAGAGCAAACTCTTTTTCCCTGCGCTTCTGAAATGCTTCATACTGCGCGGCCGCCTGCTCTTCCTTACCCTTGATCTCAAGCTGTTTTGCCTGATACTCAAGGTTTGCCTGTTGCGCTGCCGCTTGTTGTTTGATCCCCTGCGCCTGAGCCGCGCCGCCAGCAATAGTGGCAACACCGCTGACAAGAGAGCCAATCGCACCGGCCGCCGCCGCTAATCCAGCCATATCAGATCACCCGTTTTCCCAGCGCATTAGAACGCCTGATCTTTTGTCTGTCTTAAAACCAAGTCGCTCAAGCCATTTCCTAGCCATTGGTTCTTCTTCATCAGGAACGGCATAGACAAAACGAAGCCCCATCTTTCTTGCCTCATCCATAATTTTTCTTGCCGTCTTGGCAATCGTCACCTTATATGGCCTGGCTTCGTCCGTAATATCAAAGAAAGCATACCATCTTCCATCCAATTCACGCGCAAGACCGAATAAAGCTATAGGTTTCCCATCTTTTTTTGCTACAAATGCCTTCATTGTTGGCTTCGGTGCGTCGTTGGAAAAAAATTCGACGTCTTCTTTAGTCGCTTTTTCTATGGAATTAACGCTCATTCGTGGTCACCCTTGGGAGAAGTGCCATAATTGTCGCTGGTCTTGGGGCTTTTGCTCTTACGTATATTCTTGAATCCTCGTCGTAATCTCCGTCAAATGCATGCGCGAACTTGTCGTATTCAGAGAAAATCTTGTCAGCATCGACAGTTGAACCATTATCAATGACTCTTGGCATTGGGTCTAGATGACCTGTATCAGATCCCATAAATAATGCGTTGTTGTGTGTCTGGCTCAGAATAAGCGCAATTCTGTCAATGCGCTTGACCATGGTCATCGCTGTCGAACCCTGCACGCCATAGGCAAGCTTTGTCGATTTATAGTCAGCCCTATATGGAAGCCCGCCAACGACATGCTTTACACCGCTATCGGTCATCGTCAGGTCGCCGCCAGTATCGAGTGATAACAGAACTTGGTCACCACCAGTGTCGTCAGGCGTAAGGTCTTTCCCGTAACTGTTTGATTGACCGGTATCATTCCCCCATGCCGCAATTGTCTGCCCGCCGATATGCTCGGCAAAGTCAGGGATTAAAGCGGTTGCCCCTGTATCCGTGTAACTGACAGCGCAATCCATCAGCCATGACAGTCCCGTGTCGCCTTGGCATTCAGATTCCATCGCCCACTTTTCCAAAAACCTCCGCGTTACTCCGTTGATTGTTCTTCTGACATGATAATAAACGTTGTCTTCCACATCACCCGGAAGCACCATGGCACGCTCGACGGCGCTATCTGATCCGGTATCGGTAACCCATTTAGACCATGCGAGAACCTCTTCTTGAGGCTCATACGTCAAAATTGCCACGGTCCCGTCAGCCAAGACGCAATGAATCCTGGTATCCGGTTGCCTTTGTATGGCGATTGAGACGACGCCGGTCCTCAATACATCCGGAGTAAGAATCGTTAGTTCCGTTGACTCATATTCATTGAATGAACTTGCGCTCGTACCAATTCCGAACAAATAAAGCCGTTCTCCGCTGCGCTGTATGAAAAGCCCTCTATTGTCCATTTTCATCGCTCGCAAAGTCGCTGACCCTTGCGTCGAGAATGCATTGGCTGAGGCGTTTGTAGGGGTTAGCGTTTCATCGATGGAAGATGACTTGATTGCGATTTCGCTTCCAGAAGTTCCGGCAACAAGACGCAACAGGGAAAGAAGATATTGAATCGCGTCAACCGGGCCAGAGCCAAGCGTTCTGGAAATTGGAGCCGATTCACCTTCAAGGGTAGCGTCGAAGTTTTCATAGTCATCAGAGACACTGCCCCATACATTCGCAGCCCCGGCATGCCACAAGCGGCCCTCGTGCAGGGCAACTGCTGTCGGGTATCCGCGACGTTCCGACCACGCCCCCTCGCGCCAAACTTCAGAGCCGCCCGTATCTGAAAACTGATCGATAACCTCTACGTTTACCTGTTGATTGGTGACATAGTCAGTAACTTTAGCGCGGCCGGTAACGCTACCATTCTTATAGGTGATGGAAACAATGGCCGCACCACTTGTATAATTCGACATTCTCACACGATAAAAGACGGTGACATTGTCATCTTCATCGTCAATCGTCGTCGTAAACGTTCCAGTATCCGTCGCGTTTCCTGAGGTCACATGTGATTTTGTAACTTTCTTGTAACCAAAATCAGGGCTGTCAAATGATCTTTCTATTGTCAACTCGCCTGTATAGCTGCCACTGGCAGAAACGACCAAACGACGTTCGTTTTCCGCCGTCGGTGTTCCAGTGTCATTGATACCGGTTACCTCAATTACATTTGTTTCCGCATCTGTGTAACCAAGCGCAAACTCTCCAGATTGACCATTGTGCGTGATCTCAAACAGGGACCCGACCTGTGAACTGCGAAAGAATGGAATATCTGAATACAAAACGGTGTTACCGTATTTGCCGGCAATACTGAGTTTCGCGTTCGATGTACGTCCGGCAAGGAATGGACCGTTATCAGGTTCATACTTTACAACCGACCAGCTGCGCCCCGTCCCACGCCTCTCGATCTTGTATGGAGATACCCCAACGCAATCCGCGTAAACAATATCAGCCGATTGATCGTATCTTATGGAATCAAGATTAGAGGCGGCCCACGGCGTTTTAATCTCAACCGTTCCAGAATCACCAATAGAGAGAGATTCAACAATTCGGCTTACGTCATTCGCTGTTTGTAATGTAATATAAAACGTCCCGGATGGCACGAATGCCAGGTTATGATATCCTGTCCCAATGGATGTCTCGGATACATAATCATCATCACCATCCGTTGAGCCAACACGAATCGTTACAGGCCCACGACCGACGTGAATATCTAGTGAGTGCTCAACCTCACTGTCTCCGGTATCAACTGTTACGGTCTTTTTCGCTCTTGCTGTTGACCCAATCGCCCCGGAATTCAGAACGAGTTTCTGGTTTACAGCATTTGTTGAAAGAAGTTCAATTTCAGCCAGTTCAACGGCTGCACCTGAACCATCACCAGCCGCGTTTCCGGTGTCAGTCGAAACCACCAAAAGACGCCAATGTCGCCGCGCCTCAACAGTCCCTGTATCAGATCCAGGAAGGGTATAAGTCCTTTGCTCGCTTACCCCCCAATCGATTTCAGAGGTGCGCTCATCTTCAAGCGTCCACTTGCCCGTATCCGTGGCGTATGTTCCAGTGTCATAGTCCCCAGTGATAAGCCTCCACGCTCTTGGCGCATTGTCCAGAAAGGTTGCTGCATTTGCGCTTCGGATTGTGTAGGAGCCAACGGCAACGTAGTTTTGTGTTTTCGCACCGGTATCAAGATCAACATTCAGCCAGCTTGGAGTTGCTGGTGTCGTCGGGCTTCCGGTATCTCTCCAGAAAGTTCCAAAATTTCCATCTGCGGCATTCCACGGAAGACCACCAAAAGCCCCGGCATCTGTCGATGATGACGCTGTAATTTTAACGCGGTTGGTCGTCTCCGAAACCATCATTGGAATTATTGAACTTGTTGTCGTTGCCGCATTCCCGCCAATGGAGTCATCGTACCAACCAGTGTCGGAAATAGAGACAGCAGTGCCAACGGAAGGTCGTGCCATTGGGACCAGAAGGCCAGTCTGATTAGGAGTCTCCCATGTATTGCCGGTATCACTCGGAAGCCAGACGCGCATTTTCTGATTGGTCAATTCGAGCAGCGCTGTCTCTGTAGTAGACGCAACAAACTCGACCCATGCTGCTCCGGTATCATTTATGGAGTTGCCGACATACTTTGTGCCCGGACGCAAGATCATGGGACCCTGCGTCTTGGGCAGGAAGTTCGTCATGATTTCCGCAGAAAGACGCGTCCTGTCCAAATCTGTTCTGGCAAGGGTGGTCTTGGAGATGATCCCGCGATTAAAGCTAAGTAATGGAGCATATGTCGTTGCCATTGATGCTTAACCAGTCAGATTATTGCGAGAGCCACGATCACCGGAACCTGTCTTTCCGGATCTGGATTCCGTCCATGCTCCCGGAGGTTTGAATTTCGGGTTTGGTTCGTTCATCGCATCATGGTTGAGAGCCTTCCTCCGATATTTGTCCCGCTTTGCTTCAAGCTCTTGTCTAAGCCCCCTGTCTTGCGTAAGACTCATGCAGACACGACAGGCAAGTTCAAGTTCTACATATCGTGTAAAAGCGGCTGTCCAGCGGTTAAGTTCAAGCCCGAGGCCAGTATCATTCGAGACATACCGAACATAAAGCGGCGTCGTGTCGGAAGACCAGTAATTGACATCATCATAGTAATGCATCAGCGGATGCGAAAAATATTCATCCGCTGAAATCGCATGTGTACGAACCCAATCAGCAGGCTTGGCGAAGACTTCCGTATAGCCAAAGTTAGGTGTTACACCCGTGTCCGCATCAACCTTGACTGTTTCCATGGCAAAGTTCCAGGATCCTGCCTCAAGGCATTCTTCCAGAACCTCGTCATAGACATCATCAAGCGCGCGTCTGGCCTTGACATTTTCAGTTGTCAAAACCTTCCGGCTACCAAGTTCATACAGGGCACCGGTGAACAAGCGCTGCTTTGTGGTCATTGGTTATCCTTTCAGGACGTCCTCGATATATTGCAACGCGTCTTCCTTGAGACGGAAATCAGAGGCTTTGCCTACGATTGCGCCATCAGATGAGCGCACGATATCGAAACCACGCGCGCCAACATTCCAGCGCGTCTCATACTTATCGTTTTTGGTTTTGGCCGTCTTGGGGCCGAAGTAGGTCGGCTCTCCGACCAGCGCGACATCAAGTGCCGCATCGCGAACCGCGCGGACATAGAGTTGTGCAAAGAAGGCATGGTCTTCAGAGCGAAGATTAATAATCGCGCCGGAACGATCCGGTTGACCATTGTTGACATTCTTTTGGAGGCGGTAGGCAACCTGTGACCAATACTCAGGCTTAAGCGCATCTTCGATTGTATGGCCTATCGGCATGGTCACCGAAATGTCGGCGTAAGCATATTCGGACTCGATGAAGTCGCGATTCGGAAGCTTGCGAACTTCTTTTTTTGCATCAGGTTTGATCGTCGGATTTTCAAGTACAGCAGTCATGTTGTTTCCTTACAATGAGAAGCGGGCGACCGAAGCCGCCCGCCTTGTTGTTAAAGTACGCCGCCAGTATCATTGGCGAGCGCGATGGTGCCGGTCGTTCCGCCGGTATCCTGAACAACGGTAAACTGGCCGCGATAGACCAGATCAGCGTTGCGGTCGATAACCGTGATGGAGTCCCCGACAGTGACGCCGTAGTTCTTGGCATCTTCGATAAAGCCGGAACCCTCGTAAGTCGCAAGGGTTTCACCGCCGGTATCATCATATTGCCAGCTTTTGGCACCAGCAATCGGCTGGCCGCAGAGTTGCAGTCCTTTGGAATCATAGCCCATTGGTCAACCCTCCTTAGATTGCGGAAGCATCATGCAGGATCTGCACAATACCGTCCTGTTGAAGAAGCTTCGAACCGGTGAACGAAGACGTACGCGCATAGCTGTAATCCTGCTCTTCGTCGTAACCAACGGCAGTATTAAAGCTTTCGCCCATGTCAAACGCGGAACCGATTGCATCCTGGTGATAAATGTAGCACTTCTCGGACGCAGTGCCCTTGCCGGTCAGGCGGTGATGCCTGATCCAGTTGATGCCTGCCCAACGGCGGACACGACGAGTCGGGCCGGCCATAGGCTTCATTTCCACGTAATCGGCAGATGCGAATTCAGGGATCTGTTCCAGATAACCCATAAAGGCATCCGTCACTACACCCCACATCTTGTCTTCTTCTTCAAGGGGAACTTCGTTTTCCCCAAGAGTTGTTTTTGCCTTCTGGACCAGAGCCAGAGAAGCAGTTTGCGCAGCACCAAGATTGGTGGTCGCCGTATCGAGCTGAGCGATAATGTCAGCATCAACACGACGATTCATGACCTTCATGCTGGTACGCTGCATGATTGCGCGTTGGTCGCCCTGAGAGGCAAAGATATTGAACCGGGTCTTGCGAACCAGGTCGTGCCACTCGACCAGCGTGCAAGTGTTCTGGGTAAGATCGTCGGTACGAGCCGGGATCAAACCATTGACGCCGCGCGTGACGGCGCTTGCATTGCCAGAGCCGGCAACGAGAAATACCGCTTGATTACCTTTGATTACGGATTCGGTCGTTGTAGTCTGACGGAGCCAGGACATACCTTCTTCGAAAGTATCAATCGCTTCCTGGCGGTCAACGTGATGAAAACCACGTTAGACTGTCGCTTGCACTTTTCGATAATCTCTAAGGTAATGCATGTTGCATAGACCATTCCCATGAGCGGGTCTTTCGCATCCATCTTCCTTACAGAAATTCTTTTCAGTGCCCGGAACACTCAGTCGTTGCCGGTGATGGTGAATGATCGCATCGATTTTTTTACGCTTTAACCTTGAATGTTTTGCCACACGAGGCAAAAAATCCAGAGCAAACGAACGATTTTGATATCCTAAACTGCGCTTCCATACATAAACATCTGGCGCTTGTCCTTGTAATCTGACGTATCCACCAAATGCATTTTGCAGAAACAAAAGCACAGACATATCGTTCTTATGCGCAACCGCACCGCATGAAATAGTGAATTGTCGATATCCATTATAAACGCCTGAGCGATATGAATACCAACCATCACCATCTAAATATCCGGCAACCCATGCCCATGTTGGATGATTTTTGGGCTTTATAGGACCTACGCGGCTCTTTCTCGAATCCTTGCTGCTCTGCTTAAGTTCATCCATGATGCCAGTTGATACAGTGTTGCTTTTAATTCGAAGCTTTCGCCACTCATCTAGCAACCACTGCCAATGTCTCGCCTTAATAACCATATGTTTGATTAAACGCGGCAACAACATTTCCAAATCAGAACGCTTTGAAACAACCCAAGATTTGAATTGCTTGCGCGCCCCGTATCTGTTCAACGAACCCATCTTTGTGAGTTCTGGCAGATCATCGATAAACCCTTGATCATCAACTGCATCAGATGACGCTAAGCTGAGATATAGACCGACATAATGTTCGCTCGGTCTTGCATCGCATTTTTTGAACGCAAATGACAAACTGCCATCTGCATCCATCAAACCCGCAAGGTATTTT